TCACGAAGTTGGTTTATCCACAGGATTTTTGATACTTTTCATCTTTTCTTCGACCAGGTCGACAGCATCGCGTTGCATATCCGGAAGAAGGTGCGAGTAACGATCAAGATAAATTTGAACACTGCTATGACCGAGTCGTTCAGCCCCAATTTTCGGATTAACTCCATTATTCAGAAGCATAGATGCGTGAGAATGACGGAGATCGTGAAAACGAATTTTAGGTAACCCGGATTTATTTGTTAGGTAGGCAAATGTTTCAGTAATACGACGAGGTTTAATCGGTTCCCCGTTCTCGTAGCAGCAAACTAGGTCGTTATCCTGATACTTGTTGCCGAACCGCTCTTTGTTTGCCTCTATGACCTCTTTCTGCTGTTCCAGGTCATTTATGAGAAGGGAACCGATTGAGATCCTTCTCGTTGAGCTGGCTGTCTTGGTATCCTGAATAATAATACCCTCTGAAGGTGTCCAGTTTACTGTCTGTTGGATCGTTAACGACTTCCCCTCCATATTTATATCCTTCCACCTTAACCCGAGTATTTCGCCTTTTCTCATCCCTGTGTGGATGGCTAATGAGTAGACGATATAATGAACATGCCCTTCAGCAATATTTAGAAAGTGCATGCACTGCTCCATCGTCCAGATTTTCATCTCGGTTTTCCGTAATTTTGGAGCTTCTACCTTCTCGATTGGGTTTGTTGAAATCATCTCCCACTTACTCGCCAATCGGAAAGCTTTCCTTAGGATTGCGTGTATATGCCTTACATAGTCTGGTGAATATTTTTTGGATAAGTCATTGTAGAAACGAGCGATTGTCAAAGGCTTGATTTGCTGCACCCGTTGCTTCCCAATGACCGGGATGATCCGCTTGTTTACGATGGTAGACTCGACATCATACACTGTTGGTTTGTAATTAGGTTTTGCGTATTCTTCAAGCCATGTCACCAGAAGTTCTTTAATTGTAATGTTGTTATCCGGTACATAGGTGTTCTTGCTCATCGAAGCGATCAGCTCTGCGCAAGCGTACTCGGCTGCTTGTTGAGTTGGGAATCCACCCTTTTTCTTTTGTCTACGTGCACCGGTTACAGGATCAGGAGGGATGTCAACTACAAATGTCCAGGTCGATCCTCTTTTAAAAGTACGTCCTTTCATACAGCCTCCTCCTAAAATGCACCATGGAAGTGCAAGACTTCCTCGATCTCTTTCTTTTGAATCACAAACTTATGAACCGCGTTCCGGTACCTTGCCGCCAGATTACTCAATCGTACGCCGATTTTATCGTCCCGGACGATCATGTCGGCGAAAAGGACAGGTTTGCTATCATCGAAAACATCCAACTGGTTCTCTTCAATGCGTTCGAATGGTCCGTCAGGTGCAAAAATGATTTCGTCATGGTTCAGCATCGTTTCGGTATCAACCTCTACGATCAACTGAGAGGGAGCGTCGAATTCACCGGTTGGATCGTAATAAGCATAGATTTTCGTTTCAGGAGGCGGGGTGGTGCCGGCCGACTCGGTATGTTTCCGTAGGCCGTGTTGCTTCGCAGCAGCCATCATGATCCCTTGAAACTCCCGGCGTTGAATTTGCTCCAGACGTTCCTTCGCCAGCTTCATAGGCACGTCAAAGGTTGAAGCGAGAAAGTCAATGACGTCGTTTTGGTGTACCGGCAGGTTGAGTTTATTTATCATGTAAAATGGCATCGAGGCGTAGAGGAGAAATACGTTTGCATCGGCCTCCTGAGCATCCCTGAATAGATCCGGCATCTTGCGCTGATCCCCAACGTGTCGAAGCACGTGGCAAAGCTCATGAAAGAATACCATTCGAGAGCGAATTATACTTTCTCGCTTATCGAGGATGATGACACCTTCGTTATTGTCTGAGAAGGATTTGCACGAGTCGAAGTTCAGTCCAACACCAAACATTTCAGCAATGCGGACGATATCGAGATCTTCTGGGGATTTTATGTGGTTAGATCGATACTGATCATTAATCCATTGCTCGAGTACGGTTTCATGATAATGGGAAAATTTCATGAGCAAGCACCTCTGTGATAGGAATGTATGTTCTGTTTATGGTGGAAAAGAAAAGCCGTTTCCGGCTTGATTATAAAGTTATGAGTTCTTGCCATTGGGCTTGTCCTGACTCGATGCGACAAAGCTCACAATGCTTGAATCTGGTGGTGGACCTTCTGATTTGATGATCATCGGCTGTGGTTTTTCTCGGCTACCGCTTCCGTTAAATACACCGATACGAATCATGGTATTAACCTCCTTATGAGGAATGTATGTTCGGTTTATGGATAGAAAATTAGAGCCGCTCTGGGCTCGAATTTATTGCCTAGTTAACGCCATGCCACTAAGGGCATTTCTTCATACTACCACCTTAGAAATTTTCACCATCGGTTGGAGAACTTGTTATTTATTTTGGTCCTTTTCCTTTGCAGCTGCTTCTGCAGCTCTCCGTTTCATCTCACGGTATCGCTCCAAAGCAGCCTCCATTTCAGCGATCTCGTCCGGCGTGTATTTCTCCGGCCCGCCAAAAAAGGACAAACTGTTTTCATCAATTACAGTTGGCACAATTGTACGTCCCATTAAGTAATCGACAGAAACATTGAAGAATGTTGCAAACTTATCGATTGTCTCCAAATCAGGATTGCGACTTCCGTTCTCATACCCAGAGATCGTGGATTCGGCTAAGCTAAACTTCGCCCCAAAATCCTTCATCGTAAGACCACTATCTTTGCGCAATTTGCGCAGTCGAGACCCACTGAACATATTAATCACCTAAAATCATTATACTTTGCACTTTGCATATTGAAAAATAAAAAATAGAAAACTTCGCAAAATGCGTTGACACTTCGCGAAACGCGATGTAATATATGGGTAGCTTCACAAATCGAATAGTTTATGGAGGTGAGAGAGGTGGTCAACCTTATCAAACTAGCGAGAAAATCAGCCGGATATAGTCTTGGAGGCGCAGCAAAAGAACTTGAAATACCGGTTGGCTATTTGTCTCAGATTGAAAATGGACAAAGGCAGGTTGATTCTGATCGTGCCGAAAAGATTGCTAATCTATATAAGGTACCAAGAGAAGAAATTTTTTTGCCCAGTCGCTACGCAGTACGCGAAGTTGATGACGGAAACTACTCGATTTGCACGGAAGGAGGTGGGATAGGTGGAAAAGCGGGATGAAGCAATGAAGGCGGTAATAGAAGCACTGGTCAAGGAGCTGAGTCGAGATCCAATTGCCCCGGAGATCGTGGTGGCTATCTCCAAGGCAATTGAAACTCTCGATGGCATTAACCCTCTTACTCAGACAGGGAATACAAAAAGTCCTGAACGACCTAGCGGTTGGTGATGTAATCAATTTCTAATGAGAATGTCCATTGGCTATCACCGGTAGCTTCTTGATTTAAGTTAAGCGCTTGTACTGCTGATTTGAAGTGCTGAAGGCCTTTACTTAAATGGCTAAGGGCTTCATCAGGCAAGTGCGATGAACACCCAGGACAGACCAATGTTTTTGCCTTAATCAAGCTGTTGAAATCAACTTTTATAACCGATTCACATTCTTCACATTTGAAGGTCACTTTGTATAAATCATCAATCATTTCATTTCCTCCTTTCTGCGATGTGATCTGGACAATCTCATTCTAACAGATTTTAGGAGGTACAACACGAAGGGAGGTCACACGGTGGACCACAACCTGCAAGACATCAAGGAGATCCGCGAAACGAAGGACGCTGCTGAGGTCAACCAACTACTGAGAGAGGGCTGGGTACTTGATTATTGTAGCCACGAACCAAGCCGTAGCCGGTACGTACTCGTGAAATTTGAATAGGAGGGAGATCATGGCAAGAGCGCTAAAAACACCTTCTACACTGGCTGAAGCATTAAGGCTGGCCGCCGAACTGGCCGAGCGTAATGAAAAGTTAGAGAAAGAACTGAAGGAACTGCAATCATCGCAATATCCAGAAGTTCTTCAATCAAAACACATTCTTGAACTGATGGGATGGTCGAGACCAACACTGACATTCGCGGCAAACGATCCTACCTTCCCGCATTTGGATGGTTCTCGTAAAAAGGGAGATGGCATCCGGTGTTTGAAATGGGAGTTCTACGAATGGCTTAAATCTCGGGGGTGATGGGATGCGATTCAGATGGATGCGGCAAAGCTCTCGTTCTGGGTTGATCGCCGCGATAGTTACGCGGGCAATGGTCAAGGGATTATCGATGGAAGAAGCCTTAGATGTATCATTGCCACACTATTCGGTTAATCCTGGTGCTCTATCACAGTTGGAACGGAAGCGGATCCTGCGGGATGCCCGGGAAGGAATTAAGAGAATAGAAGAAACCCGCCGGGGCGGTACCGGCCGCCGGCGGATGAGGGGATGACATGGGGAATGTTGTTTCTCACAAAACCATATTACAACAGCCCCATGTCCAAAAGCATCCCTCTTAATTGGACAAAGGAGGTAAATGTAAATTGGCAGTTGGACATTTTTCAACAGCACTCGAAGAGGTGCTTGATCAAACCGGGGATACCCTGGCTAAGGCGGGGAAGGCAGCTCATGTTGATGGATCGCTTATAGGTAAAATCCTCAAAGGTAGCCGTAAACCGACGGAGCCGGTAATGAAAGCGGCGGCACAGCACTACGATGACGGTAGGCTCTACATTGCAGCAGCTGGAGAGATAACGGACGGGGCATTCGTCCCATGGCTAAACGGTGTTGATTTACATAGGACGAGCGTTCATATCAAGGTTTTGGAGGAAATCGGAGAAGCACAGGAGGCTTTGCAACGGGCACCGATCACCAAGACTAGGGAGCAACTGGGGCAGCAGGAGCTGCTTAGGATCAAGGCAGCCATTATGGAGAGCATCGAAGCCATAACAGCGCTGATGCATTATGTGACGGTCTTATGCCGGGAATATTGCTTCTCTTACTTTGGAGCATGGCGAGAACATCGCTCGGAGCTGAAGGCCAAAAAATATATGAAATGAGGGATTGTAATGGAAACCAACATGACATTGGAAGAAGAAGCGCGGTTCGTAGCGCGTAACGCAGCTCGTAACCTTCGGACGATCCGACGGAATCCAGAAAGCGTGTCAGCGGATAAGCTCCAGAACAACATCGCTTACCTCAAAATGATGATCCGTTTGAACAAAGCCGATCTGAAAGCACAAAAAAGCGCCCGGCGGGCAGGCCGGACGCTTCGGTTGAGATCACGTCTAATGAGTCTCTTATCGTCTATTTTATCTGATGAACGCCGGAAACGCAAGGAGGGAACGGCTTGATCAACCAGGACAACATTGAGCGCCTGATTGGCCGAAAATTGACGGACAAGGAGCTGCGGACCATTGAGTGGCTTAACGGCTGGGAAAAGGATACGAGTGGCACGATCGCTCATCTGATCAAGACGGCGTATCTGAATGGGCGACTAGAGAAGAGATTGAATAGCAAGGAATAGACAGGGTTTCGGCCCCGTCTCACTGCCTACGGGACGGTTTCATAACCTACTCCCGTTTCGTAGGCGGTGAGATGCGGCTGAACGCATCAATCCAAAAGAGAGGAGGACAAGCCATGCAGCAGGTGATTCAGCGGCTGACAGTAGTCAGCAATCCGACTCGGGTTTTTGAAGTCGGGACGGAGATCGAAGGTCGGGAGGTCATTGAGATCAAGCAGTTCTGTAATGACGATTTCTCGGAGTTTTTGGTCTTGGATGAAAACGATAACCCAATCTCCAGCATCGAGAACTGCCCAGTCATCGTGGATTGGAAGGCAATCGCAGTTCACGATGAAAAAGAAAACGACCTGCGGGAACAGGTCGTATCTGGTACTTAACAAATTCACTTGCCCTTATCGTATCAAAATGGGGCGAATCAAACAAGAGGGAGGGATTCAGATGGGCAGTGCTTATTCCGTGGATGTGACGGATCAGAACGTGGCTGTAGAGGTTAATCCAGAAAAACCATACTGCTCCCCAGCTCTTTGTATCCGCGGTACATTCGGCAGCTTGCAATTAATCGCGACAAATGAACATCTGGCCGAGATCGAATATGCCCTGCGGACTTACCTGTACGGGATCCGCTACCCGGAAACGCCGGACCAGCAATCCATCTTAAACCATGAAATCAATCATTACATTGAGGAGGGAATCGCTTGAACAGTATCATTCTGGAGCGTTTGGGCGCACGCAACTTTAAAGGTTTTCGTGACTTTGGCTTAACTACAAATGGCGGTAATGTTGACATCTACGGGGACAATGGCACGGGAAAAACGACGATATTTGATGCATTTATCTGGCTCTTGTTCGGAAAGGATAGCGCCAACCGCACAGAGCAAAAGTTTGAAATCAAGGAGTTGGACTCTGCTGGAAAGGTACTTCGGCACAAGCTGGAGCATGAAGTGGAAGCGGACATCCTGGTCAACGGACGCCGCCGGACATTCCGGCGAGTCTACTCCGAAAAGTGGACCAAGAAGCGCGGATCTGTTACGGATTCATTCGAAGGACACTCCACAGATTACTACGTTGACGGCGTGCCCGTAAAGCTTTCCGAGTATCAAGCCGAAGTGGATTCCCTCATTAAAGAGGATCTCTTCCGTCTCCTGACCAGCCCTTCATATTTTAATGAACAGCTTAAAAAGGAAGAACGCCGGAAGGTGCTGCTCGAAATCTGTGGTGATGTTACGGACGCTGAAGTTATTCATTCTAATCCGGCGCTCAGCCAGCTGCCGGTCATCTTGGGAGAACGAGATATCGAGAAACATAAGGAATTTGTTAGAAATCGTTGCAGAGAAATCAACAAGGAGATCGAGCGTATTCCTGACCGAATCGACGAAGCTCAACGGAATCAGCCGGATATCCATGGTTTGGATGAGAATCAGCTTGATGGTCAAATTGCAAAGCTTCGATCGGAAATCAAGGCCAAGGAAGAGGAGATTCTTCGCATTAAACACGGCGGAGAAACGGCAGTAAAGGAGAAGCGGCTCCAGGAGATCGAGACAGAACTATTGGCTATTCAGGGCAGGTTACAGTCGGCCGCCCTAGATCATGTTGCATCCAAACGTAATGAGGTTAGCTTGTTCCAGAAGGACTTCGATGTGGTTCGACGCCAAATTGACGGTAAGCGATATCAGGTCCAGCAAAATGAGCAGAGCATCGATCTGAAGAGCCGAGAGGCAGATCGGCTCCGCGCCGAGTGGACGGAAATCAATGGCAAAGTGTTAGAAGGGCAACATCATGACGAAAATTGCCCAGCCTGCGGTCAAGCTCTTCCATCCGAGCAGGTCCAGGAGGCTCAAGCGAAGGCAGAGGCATCGTTTAACCGGGATAAAGCTCAGCGGCTTGAACAGGTCAGTATTCGCGGGAGGGCCGCTAAGGAAGAGATTATCCGGCTGCAAACCGAGAATGAGCGGCTGAGTCAAGAAATTGAACGGCTTAACGATCAACTAACCGATTGCCAAAGTAAACTGGCCGCTGCCGAGCAAGAGCTTGATCAGCTTCGGTCAGGCATTCAGGATCCGAAATCTGATCCCGGGTACCAAGAACTCCTTCGCGAGAAAGCATCGATTCAAGATGAAATCGCTCGGCTCAAAGAATCCGCTCAAGGGGAAGTAACTCGTTTGGAAAGAGAGGTTTCCGAACTGGAGAGTCGACTCCGTGAGATGGAACTAGACAGATATAAATTTGTTGCCTACAAAGAGTCTGAGAATCGAATAGCTGAGCTCGAAGGGCAGGAGAGAAGTCTCGCTGCCGAATATGAACGCTTGCAGGAGGAGCTTTTCCTAACCGAAGAGTTCACTCGCTCCAAGGTGGCCTTGCTCGACTCCAAGATCAATTCTAAATTCAAATATGCTCGTTTCCGGCTGTTTGAAGAACAGATAAACGGTGGACTGAAGGAACTCTGCGACACGCTTTATAACGGAGTTCCGTACGATGGAGGGCTCAACAATGCGGCCCGGATCAACGTCGGCCTGGACATCATCAACACGCTGTCTGAGCACTATGGCTTCTCGGCTCCAATCTTTATTGACAACGCTGAAGCCGTTACCCAGTTGATCGATACGGATGCTCAGGTGATCCGACTGATCGTGTCTGAGCCAGACAAGAGGCTTCGAGTCGTTACGCAAAACAAAACCATGCAGGAGGCGATTTAATTGACAACCACAAATCAAGGAGCGCTTGCCAAGAAGGAACCAACGCAATCCGAACGATTTATGGCCAAAGTTATTGCGGAGTTTGGTTCCAGCGTCGGTGAAGTGGCTCTTACGAACTTCCAGAAGCGCCTTGCTCAGAATTACTTCATTGCCCTGGATTCCGTGCTTAAGACTACCGAAGAAAAGCGGCTGAAGAAGTCGGAGAAGTACCGTGACCCGCTGCCGGTGACATGGGCAAACGTCAATATGGACAAGCTGGCCAGAGATGTTGTGGCCTACGCGAGAATCGGGTTCGATCCTTCGCAACCGAACCATATTAACCTGATTCCATTCAAAAACAACTCTCTCGGTAAGTATGACATCGGCTTCATTGAGGGATACCGCGGACTTGAGCTTAAATCGGTCAAGTATGGCTTGGATGTTCCGGACCATGTAACGGTAGAACTTGTATACTCTAATGATTATTTCGCACCCATCAAAAAGGATGCGAACCATCCGTACGAAGGATATGAATTTGAGATCAAAAACCCGTTTGATCGGGGGAAAATCCTTGGCGGCTTCTACTACCATTCCTACACAAAGAACCCTGAAAAAAACAAGCTGGTGATGATGACAATCAAAGATATCGAGAAGCGGAAACCGGATCATGCCAGCCCCGAATTCTGGGGTGGTGAAAAGGATAAGTGGGAGAACGGTAAGAAGGTCGGAACCGAAACCGTTGAAGGCTGGTACGAGAAAATGTGTTGGAAAACCGTTTACCGAGCTGCCCACAGCGACATCACCATTGATAGCCAGAAGATCGACGACGATTATTTGCGCCTGAAACAGATGGAGAGCGACTTTGTTGAGTCGGAAGTTGAACGGGAAATCAACGCCAATGCCAATAAAAACGTCATCGACATTACGCCTCCTGCTTCCAACGAGCCCGAACTGGAACCGGAACAACATTCATCCAAGCCGAAAGTGGAACAGGATGGGCAGGGTGAAATGGAATTCGAGATAAACCCGGATGACATTCCGCCGGCGGGCGCCGAAGAGCCTGACTTCTAATGATCGATATCAAGTGCCTCGGCTCCAGCAGCGCGGGCAACGCCTACCGGATCACGGACGGGCGTACCGCTCTCCTGCTGGAGGCTGGGTTCCCTTATAAATCACTTCAGCGGGAGCTGAAGTTCCGGATGTCGGACATTGCGGGTTGTCTGATCAGTCACGAGCACGGGGACCACAGCAAGGCAGCTAAGGACGTGATGAAGGCTGGGATACCCATCTATACCAGTCAAGGCACGGCGAACGCCCTGGGGCTCGCTGGTCATCGCTTGAAGCCAATTAAGGCACATCAGCAATTTGAAATCGGTACATGGTCCATACGGCCGTTCGAGATTGAGCACGATGCCGCAGAGCCGCTAGGTTTTATCCTGGCGAATACCGCGGGGGACAAGCTGGTATTCCTGACGGACACCTATTATTGCCGCTACCGCTTCGCTGGCCTAACTCACATCATGGTGGAAGCAAATTACTCGCTGGACATCGTGAATCAGCGCGTGGCCGACGGCCAGTTGCATCCGGCGCAGAAGAAGCGGCTCTTACGATCTCACTTCGGTCTTGAGCACGTCAAAGACTTTCTCAAGGCCAACGACATCAGTAGGGTCGAAGAGATTTGGCTTCTACATCTATCCGACGGAAACTCAGATGCCGCTAGGTTTAAACGGGAAATTCAAGAGACCACCGGCAAGATGGTTATGGTAGCTAACCGATGATCGATGATCAAGGGAAGATGCTTCAAAGCATGATGTGTGACCGGATTTGGCGGCTGATGAAGTCGGATCCGGAAGCGTTCCAACGGGAGACGCGGGCTTACTTTGCTCGGGCTTATCCGGGATGGACTGTAGTCCGAGTGAAGTATCCCATCGTTTATTTGCGAGACGATAGAAAGCAAGTTTAGGGGATGAGCGAATGCCCGAAGGCAGTTACCCTTTTCCGATGTATTCCGGATTACTCGAGCCAGAACACTACAAGAAAATAGGCAGCGCGATTTGGCTTTTCCTCTGGTGCATCAGCTCCACAACGAAGGAGCTCGAGGAGGAGGGGACGGTCTGGGGCAGTGTCCTAGGTGGTCGGCCAATGAAGTTGTCTGAGATAGCAGAGTATTTCGGGGTTAATAACAAGACCGTCAGCCGCTGGTTGGATGCATTAGAACAACATGAGTACATACGAGTGACCAGAGCTGCACGCGGTTTAATCCTATCAGTTCGAAATTCAAAGAAGTGGACGGACAAAAATGTCCTATCACTAAAAAATGATAAGACAAATATGTCCGATCAGTCAGCAAGTGATAAGACAAATTTGTCCGATCATGAGCAAAAATCAATCAGTGATCGGACAGAAATGTCTGATCTAAAAGATATTAAAAATCTTACTACTATCACTACTACTCCTGAGGATTGGCCTGAACAAGGTGAACCTGATCCTCAGGCAGATGGAATGATTTCCATTTTGAACGCTTACTGCGAACTCAACAAAAAATTAGATTTCCATGTTAAGCCAAAAGAGCGCGAAGCCATGGGTAAGATGGTCGCCGGGGGGATGCCGGTACCCTTTACCATCCGAACTATGGAGAGCCTGCTTCAGGCAAAGCGTGAACGGGAGGGTGAAAGTTTTAAGTACCCGACCAGCTTTTTGTACTACGTGGACGGAATCGAAGAAGCCTGGGTTAACTCCCAAACTACCAGTCAACTGATGGCTGGAGTCGCCCCGGGAGCTCCAGAGCATCCGAAGCGAATGACCAAGCTTCAGCAAGAGTTAGAAAAACTCCGAAGACGAGCAAAGGAGGAGCGCCAGCATGGATAGAGCAGAAGTTATTGAGCTGCTCATAGCAATCAAGGAGAATTACCCAAACTTCGATACAAGCGATGAGAGTATTGATCGCCACTTTAAGTACCTTCACGATCTGCCTTACGAGATTGCATCTAGGAATGTCGAGGAACACATCCGGACGAGCAAGTATCCGCCAAACATTGCGGAGATCCGCGGGAGCCTAGGTGAACAGATCGAACGTGACCGGATGAAGGCGGCGACGGCCGAATACTTTGCTGCGCGGGAGGAGGCCGCGAAAAACGCCTGTCCGCCGCCGCCGGGCTGGAAGGAGGCCATCTATGCAAAACTCGGTCGACCAATTTGCTGATCTACCTCATGATCTGGCGGCTGAGTGCTCGGTAATCGGTGCTGTTCTCATCAAGCCGGAAGCAATTGAGTACGCGGAAGGCCTGCAGCCGGAAGTCTTTTATCACGCCGGCCACCAGATCATTTTCCGAAGAATGATGGAGCTCGCAGGCGAAGGTGAACCGATCGACCTGGTGACATTGACATCGCGGCTTAAGGATCACGGCGAGTTGGAGGATGTCGGCGGCGTGAGCTACTTGTCACGACTGGCTCATTCGGTACCTACGGCAGAGAACGTCGAGAGTTACGTCGCTGCGGTGAAGAATAAGTACCTGCTACGGGAGATCATTCATGCAGCTCAAACGCAGATCGCGGCAGCGTCCTCTGGGGAAAACGTCCAGGCGCTGTTGACAGAGATGCAGGTTTCGACCGCAAAATTGACAGATCAGGCTGCCCCTCCGCAGGATTTTAAGCGGATCAATGATGTGCTAGTAGAAGTTGTCGAAACGACTGAGATCAAGGCCGATGCGTTCAAAAGGGGCGAAATCACGGGAATTAAAACTGGATACACAGACCTGGACAAGATGCTCGGAGGGTTGCAGAAAAGCGACTTGATCATCGTCGCGGCCCGGCCATCGGTCGGTAAAACGGCTTTCGCCCTGAACATTGCCCAGAACGTGGCGGTCCGAAGCGATGAACCCGTAGCGATCTTCAGCCTTGAAATGTCTGCCCCGTCGCTCGTTGCCCGGATGATTAGCGCTGAAGGAAACCTCGAAGCCAGCCGGCTGAGGATGGGTGACATGAACGATGATGATTGGAGCAAGATGTCTGTTGCTGCGGGCGTGCTGGGGGAAACAAACATCCGAATCGATGATTCTCCGGGTATAACGGTCCATGACATACGCGCTAAATGCCGGAGGCTAAAGAAGCAGTGTGGGCTCGGCCTGGTCGTTATCGATTATCTGCAGTTGATCGCCAGCACCGGCGGTAAGGGCCGCGGATCGGAGAATCGGCAACAGGAAGTGTCTGAGATTTCCCGGACGTTGAAACATCTTGCCAGGGAGCTGGACGTTCCGGTAATCGCGCTTTCCCAACTCAGCCGCGGTGTCGAGCAGCGGCAGGACAAGCGACCGATGATGTCAGACCTCCGTGAATCTGGTGCAATTGAGCAGGATGCCGACATCGTAGCCTTCCTATACCGGGATGACTACTACAATGCTGAGTCCGAGAAGAAGAACATTATCGAGATCATCATTGCCAAGCAGCGGAACGGACCGGTTGGGACCGTGGAGCTGGTGTTCATGAAAAACTTCAACAAGTTCGTAAATTACGACCGGGGGCATAGTGATCCGGGGCCGCCGCCTCAGAATGTAACGGATATTCACAAACGCCGCTGGGCGTGAGGGGAGGAAACGGGGATGAAGCAGCTTAGAAAGCCGACACGGAAGCAAAAAGTGGAGCTGGGCAGGCAGAAATTGAAGCCTGACAACTGGCTCGTTGAACGGGATGACGGAAGCCAAATGGTGGTCGTGAGTAAGGAAAAGGGGCAGGTCCGACGGCTCCGGTGGGGCGCATGAGTAGTCCATGGAGTAAATGGAGCGTTTACGAGTACATGCGGCACGTCTACATGCGCGCCGGGCGCTGGCCGAACCTCCCCGAGCTGCTGGATAAATTTCCGTCGACACCGCTGGCAGAGATCAAGGATGGCATGAAGGAATTCGAGAAGACGCTCACGATCGGGGGCGGCCGGCATGCGCAGTGAAGCTTTGGTGGATCCATATTATCAGGATGTTCCTTGGGACATCGTCTATGACGATAACGGTCGGCAAATCGGAGAGGTGTACATGCTATTTGGCGAGTCAAAGAGGGAGGGGATGCTCTATGAAAATCGTTATTCCCGGCGAACTACCGACCATGAATCAAATCATCGACGCGGCAAAAACGCACTGGAATGGTTACCGAAAAATGAAGCAGGATAACACGCTGCTTGTTACCTTAGTCGCAAGACGTCTTCCGGAATGTAAAAGAGTAGACATCTCTATAACCTGGTATCGCAGAGACCGCCGAACGGACAAAGATAACATCATGGCCGGGCAGAAATTCATCTTAGACGGTCTGAAGGAGGCAGGGGTCATCGGTAATGATGGGTGGAAGCATATTGGGCGGATCACACATGACTTCGCAGTTGATAAGCATAAACCTCGTGTTGAGGTCGAGCTTATGGAGGTCGCTCCGGAGCGAGCTGGATGATCCTAGTTTGTATTGAATGCGGCCGAGACATGGAACAAGCGGAAACAAATGAATTCCGGTGCCCTGGTTGCGGGTTTGGAGTGGAACAGTTGTCCATCCCCGTAGAAGGAGATCTGGATGAGCCCAGCTCGGCCGTTTGACCAAACATATGATCTTATTTGAAAGGAGTTTCTGCCATGAATGTGAGATTACAAGTGGTAAGATCAATCGATGATATTCTTCTTTACTGCGAAAAGTGCAAGCAGCGCGCAGAGCTTAACCGCATTCATGGCTCAGTCTTTTCAAAAATCGACGGATATTGTAACCGGGAATGCCCGGTAGGTGGACTGCTTCAATTGCATGGCAAGAAGTTGGTACGTGATCTTACGTGAAAGGGTGACTAATAATGACCGAGCAAGAACGGCGCCGGGCTTTTCAAAAGGTCAAATCCATGTCGAATGAAAGGTTTTGGAACTGGATGAATTTCATCCACTCCCGAGCCTACGCCAAAGCAGCACAACATTATGAAGAGGCCATGGCTATCGAGTTACAGCCGAAGCAAGCTGCTGCCGTCAAAGCGAAGGCACTCGAGATTCGGGAGACATGGGATGGTATGGCGACAATAACGATGGGTGATACAGAAGCTGCGAATCTTCAGTCTGTGGGGGTGTAATGTTTGAGAGAGCTTATCATAGATAATTTCGCCGGCGGAGGCGGGGCTAGTACAGGAATCGAATTGGCAACCGGCAGTAGCGTAGACATCGCCATCAACCACGACCCCGCAGCGATCGCCATGCATCGGGCTAATCACCCAGAAACGGACCACCACTGTGAAAGCGTTTGGGATGTTGATACAAGGGAAGTCACCCGCGGTCGTCCGGTTGGATTGGTCTGGCTGAGCCCGGACTGCAAACACTTCAGCAAGGCCAAGGGCGGGAAACCGGTCGAAAAGAAGATTCGCGGGCTCGCTTGGGTTGCGCTCCGATGGGCGGCGACGGTGCGGCCACGCGTTATCATGCTAGAGAACGTCGAGGAGTTCAAGACGTGGGGGCCGCTGGTTGTCGGAGCCGATGGGAAACAATGGCCCGACCCCAAGCAGAAGGGGCGGACGTTCAACAGCTTCGTGAACGCGCTGCGTCGGCAAGGATACCAGGTCGACTGGCGGGAGCTTCGGGCCTGCGATTACGGCGCTCCGACGATCCGCAAACGGTTCTTTCTCGTCGCTCGCCGCGATGACCGACCGATTGTCTGGCCGGAGCCAACGCACGGAGATCCGGAGGGCGAGGATGTCAAATCCGGGAAGCTCAAACCTTGGAGAACGGCAGCGGAGATCATCGACTGGTCGATACCATGCCCGAGCATCTTCGAGCGAGTCCGGCCTTTGGCCGAGAACACGATGCGCCGAATCGCACGGGGAATACAACGTTTCGTAATCGACAATCCGCAGCCTTTTGTGGTTCGGATTGGCCAGACAGGGTTCGGCGGAGACAGGTTGCAGTACGAGCTGGACGACCCTTTGACTACTATCACAACCAAAGCAGAACATCTGCTGGTTACGCCGGTGCTAGGCGTCAATAATACGCGTCACCCAGGAAGCACCGCGGAGGAACCGCTATGTACGGTGACGACGGGGGGCCACCATATGCTAATCACTCCACATATTACGAAATTCCGTGGGGGAGCAACGGGGCATCCGGTTTCTGATCCACTTCACACGGTAACATCCGGTGCGGGAGCGAGTCGCCCGGCAGGAGCCGCCCATGCGCTAGGTATGGTTACAGCCTTCTTGACGCAGTACCACTCTTACGACGACAGCGCCCGCGGGCAAACGATGGATCGGCCATTACTGACGCAGGATACCAGCAATAGATATGGCCTTGTAGCTGCTCACGTAGTACGTCATTTCGGGGAGTCGGTTGGCAGTTCCGTGGGCGAACCACTCGGAACAGTGACCGCCGGGGGCGGAGGAAAGAGCGGGCTGGTAACATCGCACCTGGTCAAACTACGGGGTACATGCCAGGATGGCCAGCCAGTAACGGAGCCCATGCCAACGATTACCGCAGGCGGGCTGCATGTCGGAGAGGTCAGAGCGTTTTTGCTCAAGTATTATGGTTCGGCTGACAACGGCAAGCAGCTCGATGAGCCGCTGCACACGATCACCACCAAAGACCGGTTCGGCCTTGTTACGATCGAGGGCATCGACTATCAGATCGTTGACATCGGCATGCGGATGCTGGAGCCTCACGAGCTTTTCGCCGCCCAAGGCTTCCCTCCGAACTACATCATCGACGTGGATGCGGACGGTGTCCGGTATCCGAAAAGCGCCCAGGTTGCAAGATGCGGAAATGCAGTTCCTCCGCCATTCGCGGCGGCGCTGGTTCGGGCGAATCTGCCGGAAATGTGCGTGGGATCCGGAATGAACCTTACTTTTGAAAGGTACAAGCAAGCGGTGGGGGCTGGTCAGTTAGAATTCTCTGTGTGAAAAAGAAACGTGCACCGAATTAACGGCGCACAGTGGTTTACTTCAAATTAACAAATTTTCTTACAGCGTCCGGGTTTCTGTTCTTTACAAACTTCGAGCTTAAATGGCCATCAATACCTGAGTAATTACCTTTTTCTAAGTAGAATTCATCAGCCCATTGCTTAGCTAAAATTGCATCTGGATCTTTCATTTCAACACCAAATTTAACCCTTTCAATAACCTCATCATCCACATGGATATACGTTTTACTCATTCGTTTTTCCCCTCCTTTAATAAGATTAAGGGGAGTATATCACATATTTTTTTATGGATAGGGTAGGGGGGTAAAGTGGCGGTCGCGGAGTGCGGTTTGGAGATAGGGGTTGACAAAGTAAAAAGAAGAGGGCTGCAGCGCCTCTTCAGTTGTCAGAACTCTTATATGATATTTTTTCTCCACCATCTAGGTCGTACTTGACAACCACAGGCTTCGTACTTATCGGTTTGAGTCGACAGATAGTAGTATACCTGTTTCTTTAATCAATGAGAATCTGAAAATGTTGGGAGGTGACAGAATGAACGACAAACCACTTAGCCAGCGCCAAACTGAGGCGCTTGAAATCATAAAATCATTCGTGGCCCAAAACGGCTATCCTCCGACAGTTAGGGAGATCGGTGAAAACCTAGGACTACAATCTTCATCAACCGCCTTTAACTTGTTGGAGCAACTGGTCAAGAAAGGATACGTATCAAAGGGACCAGGGCCGCGGATGCTGCGGGTGGTTGAAAAATCATGATACCGGAAATCCCTCGGATTAAATGGAACACTGGACGTGACGGCAAGATAAGGCTCTACCTGCTCGCTAACAACCGGGCCGACATCGAGCTGATGCTTCATCTCTGCGGGCTATTCTCGGAGGGAATCAGAGAGCAACATGACGCTGCGTTGATTGGTTACTTTCGGATCATCAAAAAGCATGAGATTGAGAGATTGAATTCTGTTTTTCCAATAACCTAAGGGGAGGATGTACACGATGAAGGAGTCTGGAATCCAGGTTGGTATGACCTATCAAAACAAGACAGGGAGAAGCGTCCGCAAAGTCATCGCCATGGGGGAGCAAGTCAGACACTACGACATAGCTGGTACGATCAGCTATACTGGCGTCCGGTATCTTCAAGTTAATGGTAAAGCCCCTAATGTAGGCAAGGAGAGAGTGCTTCCACTTAAATCATTTGCCATCTGGGCTAAGAAAGAGGTGACGACGGAATGAAAGCCATAACGATCCTCCAACCTTGGGCGACGCTGATCGCCATCGGGGAGAAGAAGTATGAAACGAGAGGATGGGCCACGAAGCACCGCGGCCCGCTCGCGATCCATGCCGGCAAGAAGGTAGACCGGAATGCCTGCGAGTTGGAGCCTTTCAAATCAACATTAGCCAAGCACGGTTATACGGCGAACAATCTGCCTACCGGGGCGGTGGTGGCCGTGGCAGAACTGAAGGAATGTTTCGAGGTAAAACGAGATGTGCTAGGCGGCATGGTTTTGTTGGAATCGGAAACACGCAAAACCCATTTCAACATATTTGATAATGAATTCCATTTCGGATGGTACGACAGTGGCCGTTTCGCTTGGGAGCTCGCCGACGTCCGCCATCTGCCGGATCCGATCCCGGCAAAGGGGCAGCAGGGGATTTGGAATTGGGAGGGTGATAAATATGGCTTGTAAATCTGCTGGGAAGTACGATCCCGATACAAACAGATATTATTGTGTTACAGGTGACGATTGCATGTTTATGTTCCCCGATTCCAAGGCGTGCGCTGAAATGTACGGGGAGGGGCCAGATGCTGATGATTCAGAGGATGAGGGTGATCTCGATGCTGGACAAGGGTCTTGATGTGAAGTATTGGACGCCGGAGCAGGTCGCTGAACATATCCGCCGAATCGGAGCGGAGAAACCTCCAGATCCTCGGAACCAGTTTGCTTCGCAAATTATAGCTCCTAGGCAGGGCCGGTGGGGCAAATATCTGAAATGGTAATGAAAAGACCCCCAATCCTTGGCGGGCGCGGGGGTCTTAATTGGAAAACCATACCTCTTGACATTATACCATAAAGGGGAATGAGGGGAATGACAATGGTATGGGGACAAGAAGAACTTTTTCCTTCGGCGAATGAAGTTGAGATCCAGCGGACCAAATTCCTTCTCGGTAAATATACAGAGATGGTTTCATTGATGAGGGATTTTGAAGAGAACGAGCCTGAATTGAGCCAAGTCGCTGTGGATGGGGAAGCGGCTCGCCGGATCGATCAGGATGAGCTGCACGCAGACAAGACCGCGAATGCGGCAGTTCTCGTCGAGAAACAACGCTGGGTCTACAAGCAGTATAAGTTCTACACGAACCAGATCCGGAGGGCGTGGGCATTGATTCAGGACCCTGACGCGAAGGCTGCAGTCGATTATCGGTACCTTAAAGGATATTCGGCCAAGGAAACCCTACTCTTCTTCCGGCGCAGTATGAGCGATAGCACGATTCGCCGGCGGATCGAGGAGGGGGAGGAGAGCATCGCGAACACGCTAAAGCTGATGGGATTTTTCGAGCAAGACAATACTGTTTATTAAAAACAAAAATCACCGTATTTTCTGCATCTATAGCATAAATTACGGTGATTTTTTTCTATTATTGCTGTACTTTTAAATGTGTTACCATGTTCGTGTTAAAAAAATATTGGGGGCGAATATATGAAAGCAAATGAAATACCAAATATTCTAAATCAATTTAAAGATTCTACCTATAAAAAGATATTAATTAATGGAAATTGGGGAATCGGAAAGACAAAATACATAACAGATACATTGGAAAATTATGAAAATTCATGTTACGTTTCATTGTTTGGAAAAAAAGATGTTAACAGCATAATTCAAGAAATTTATTTTCGTATTATTGAGAAAGCACCGAGAGGAAATATTAAAAAATTTATGAACACAATTAGAGAAAAAATGGGGAAATTTGATGTATCGGTGTATGGTGTTTCGCTTTCTATTCCAGTAATTGAAAACCTACATAAAACGTTAGATAAGGAACTGAATCGAAAAGATGAGTTTATAATTGTATTTGATGATTTGGAACGAAAACACAGGAATCTGGATATAAGGGAAGTTTTTGGTATAGTAGATAGCCTTTCCAAGATTGAAAAAGTAAAGATTATCCTTGTGTCCGCTTTAGAGCAATTTGATCCAGAGGATGAGAAGACTTTTCAGAGTTATCAAGAAAAAGCTATTGATCGCTCCTATAAGATTGAGAAATTTGCCGACGAAGCACCAATTCAAATATTGGGTGAATCAGTGTGGGCGACTATAGAGCCTCTCGCTGAAGACTTCCAATTTCGTAATTTAAGAACATTTGAAAAAACAAGCCTATTCATAAAAGAAGTGATAAAAACTCTGGGGGAAGATATTTTTAGCGATCTGTTCACAAAGTCTGATCTTTATCGAATGTGCTTTGCTTCAGTTTTTTTTATCGTTGAGCATAACTGTGAAATGAAGCTGATGAATAACGACCCTAATGACCAAAATGCTGCAATGAGAAGAGCCATTCAATTTGCAGGCGAAAGTGGAGTTGTTGAATACCTTAATCGATATATATTAAAAAATTCGCTTGACAATGTAATGAGTACTAGTTTACTTCTTCATATAAAAAAGTGGTATGAAACAGGCACTTATAACAAAAATGAGTTATTAAGTTTAATTACTTCCATTAGTGCAAATAAAGAAGAGCCACATAATTTTTATTCATCAGAGCCTGAGATTATTGCTACCATTGAAAATACTAAAAATCAAATAACAAGCTTAAATGGTGATGAAAATTTGGAATATATTATCAATAAAATATCAAATACATTTGACTGGTGTGAAGTTTTGTCTATTGATTTTGGCATAAATGACGACGATATTGTAAAATTACTTGAAAATAGTAATTTAATAAAGCTTGATGTTACAAAAAGTTTATATGAGCACGAGATTACAATATATCATAGGTTTTCTAACGAGCGAATAGCGAAACTAATTAAACAGATCAATGAAACTATAAAACACAAATACTGTATGGAATTATTGAATCATATAGATATTGAATATAATAAAGAAACATATTTCAAGTCATTTGTAAAACAATTTAAAGAGTCGTTATACTATATAACAGACGAAACACTAAGAACTTTAATTCTAGAAAGAATATCTGGTTCTAATTTTTTCTTTCCTATTCCATCAAAAAAAATATCGGAATCACAGTGGAACTGGTGTCATCTTATAAATAACTTAATTAAGGAAATAGCACAGCAATGGAATGTTCCATACTATTATGAAGAGTTTAAATCCTTTGTTTGCGATCAGCAAATTAGTAAAACCGATAAATTACTTCAACATCGTTTGAAATTTATTTTTGAAGTAGAAGATTGATTAAGTTAGCTGTAATTAGCATTTTTTGACAAAATGGTCACTCACTTTGAGTGGCTTTTTTTATGTATTAGGCTACAAAAAAAGAATAGCCTACTCTGATAAAATAGGCACGTTCACTCTGTGATTTTAAACGGATACTAATTGGAGTCACCTTATCAATGATACCAATCTCCTGAATGACACCTTCATAACATACTTTAACATCCATCTGAGTAAGTGCAGCATAAAGCAGTTCCAAATCAGTCGTAAGTGCCTGCAATGAAATCTCCTCCCTCATAAAAGGTCTAAATTAGATATATTGTATTATTTTTACAACCATTATATCATAAAGTATGAAATACATAATATGTCGAATAGAAGGGAACGGTGGTTTAAAATGAAAAAATGGTTAATTACAATCGGATTATTCAGTATGGTGTTGCTATCTTATTCAGCAGGGGCATCAGCAGCATCGACTCTTGAACGCATCCAAGCCAACTTGAATCACGGGATCTCGTTTTTGTTGAACGGATCTGCCTGGGTTCCAAAAGATGCAAACGGGAATAAGGCGGTTCCTATTAGCTATCAAGGCACTACATACGTTCCTCTTCGGGCTGTGGCAGAGGCTACCGGCGCGGAAGTATCATTTGACCAATCTAAGCAGCAAATTGTCATTAATGTCTCCAAAGATCAAGAAGGTAGTCAACTTGAACCAGGTCAAAGAAGAGCTTTCAGCGATCAAACAGTGAAGCATATTAAGAATTACGCAAACAGCGGTGTTACACGGAATAAGGAAGAATTATTGTTCGGAGAAACGCAGTATAAAGAAGCGTTTGTTGTAAACGAAGTGAACGTGGCAAAGCAAGATTTCGCATTTGCAGTTCCATCAGGGACCAAGCGTATTGGGGTGTTGATTGGTTACAAGGACAATGAAGATCATATTGATAGAAAGGCTAACTACACCATTTTGGATTCAAAAGGTGCATCTGTTTCAACTGGTAAGGTTGAAGATGGAAAGGTGCTATCAAATGAGATTGTAACCAACGGAGAAACAGAATTTAAAGTCGTATTTGAATCTGGTAGCACTTTAAGTGTAGGTGCAGGCTATATTATTTGGGATGAGAGCTGGATTGAAAACTGATTTTTGACCACAAACTGACCACAACATGAACCCAAGTTGAGCATCTATTGAGCAAATATAAGTGGTAACATGAATTTGTGGAAATCGGGCGAGAATGACACGCACGGCCGCATGAATGCGGCGTTTACAACCGGGGCGTAACTCTTCTTGCCAGATGCGCACTCCCAGCTAATGTCCCTGAATCGCAATATATTGTGTGCAAACTTTCTATTGCGAGGGGATGATGGTGACGGCCCTCTGTCATAACCGGCTTACGTTATACGTAGGTTAAAGTGGCGGGGGGCTTTGTATCGAAAAAGTGAGGAAATTCAAGATTAACTGATATTTTTCGGAAAAATCGGCTGTAATTGATAATTTGGTCCTTTGACCTCAATTTCGGCAGATCGTTAAAATGGTCTTGTCATTCCTCTCTAGTAACTAAGTACGTTATCTTTTAAGCAAAGAGCGAAGCGTTTTTGCGGCGGCCGCGCGCGGACGCAATGATCGAACTGATCTCTTTGCTCGTAATAACTCAATACATAATCGAAAGTCGCTCATTTCTGGGCGGCTTTTTTATTTTGCCGAAATGGAGCTGGGCGATCGTGAAAATTATCAATTGGTTGGTCAGGACGACTTATGGCAGATCGGAACTTCCGCCAAGGAATCGAGGTGAACGGCGCCATGGCCGGGAAGAGTAATAAACCATTGATCCCTATTCGGAGGCCTAAGCAGCCTGAGAAATGTAAAACATGCATTTGGGGAACTTGGACAGGGACAAAACAATTTTGTTCGAAGCAGTGTTGCGCGAAGCAGGGGAAATCTTCCTGATGTCGAATTGTGAAGACAAAGGGGGGAGTCTTCGTGAAGAGAGATATGGACTTAATACGTCGCCTATTACTGGAAACCGAGAATTTGGGTTATGACGGAGATAGGTATAACAGAACTTATTTGAACTCATGGTTCGATGGTGTTGAAGATGATATTTTCTTTTATCATGTAAAATTATTGGACGAGGCTGGATATATCGAATCTTTGTCCCCTCCACCCAATCTAGATGATTTGGTTGAAAGATACTTTCCCTACTCTTTAACTTGGGCTGGACACGAATTGTTGGATTCAATAAGAGATAGCGATGCTTGGGAAAAAGTGAAAAAATCGTTAGGTAAAAACCTCTCGACTGTTCCATTCACAGTGTTAGCAACGGTAACTGCTGAAATGGCAAAAGTGTGGGCCTTAAAAAAATTAGGTTTGAATTAGTGACTAGAACCAAGGGGGACAAACATGAGTGACGATTTGTTTAAAAATGCCTTAAGCGGGATAAACGATCAAGTCAGAGCTACAGAAAGAATGATACATGAGGTCAGTCGATCCATTGAAGAAAAAAACAGAAGGAAAGAAGAAAGGGAAATAAGGCTATTAGAAGCTACTGAGCAAACTGCAAAAAACACTGCTGTTCTTCCAGAGATGCTAGGGTTAATCCAACAGGGTAACGATAAGCAAGATGAGATTTTTGAGATCATTGTTGAGATATTGAGCATTAGCAAATCTAAGTCAAAAGCAGAGGCTGAAAGCAAATATCGAAAGATTATGAAGAAAGCTACTGAGTTTAAAGGTAACGTTGAGACCATAACAAAGTTGATCAACTATGCAACCACAGTTTGGAATACTGTTGAGAAGCTTTTTTAGCACCTTCGGGTGCTTTTTATTTTGCCTAACAAGCACATATGTTCTGGTGAGCGTGGTTACAGCGACTGCGCCAGAAAACGTTAGGACGGTGCCGTTCTGTGCGTGTGGCGATGAATTGAAACATTACCTATTAGCAAAACCAACTCAACTCAGGGAAAAAAGGGATATTGCCTCTAATGGTCGAATTTAATAGTTTGAGGTGATACTTAATGAATACTCGACAAAAAGCGATAACGTCACTTGTGGATTTTGTTAATTCTAAAGAGTCGGGCGTATTAATCATTGGAACACATCAGTATCAAAAGCACGTCCTTGCCTTACAAACGCTAGCGCAACTTAAAGGGCCTTCCACTATCTTGTTGAGGGTTAACAGTATGAGGAATTTAGGAACTATCCTTGAAGATCATGCAACAACGTATAAAACAGGAACGGGATATGAAATAGGCAACCATACGATATATATTGACTCGATAAACACAACATCTTGGCGTAAAACACCCGTTAATGTGGATTATTCGGTGATATATCCGATTGATTCTATTTGTAGAAGTAACAGCAAGGAAAGAATAATGGACGATCTGAAGAGAAGAACAACAAAGAAAATGTTTCTTGCTAGTTGGACCGATAACTACGATTATGATTGGTTAGCCCCTTATATTGATAGAACTGTAATATACGATGTCGAAGAAGAAGATCCAGAGTATCATAAACGGATGATTGATAGTACGAGTAAGTTTTAAAAGAGCCTCTGGGCTCTTTTTTTGTTGGGAGGCGGTGATGATGTAATGCCAAGAGCGAGGGATCCAAATCGTGATCGAGCCATGGAGATATGGTTGGAACACGGCGGTGACATAACAAACCGGCAGATCGCTGAGTTGTTGGACGTTGACGAAAAGAAGGTCGCTGTCTGGAAACAGCGGGACAATTGGAATGTTGTACAACAATCGAGCGAGAACGTTGTACAACAGACGAAACCAAATGTTGTACAACAAAGGTACGGCGCGCCGAAGGGGAATAAAAACGCGGTTGGCAATCGTGGTGGAGCTCCACCAGGCAACAAAAACGCCGTCGGTAACCGCGGCGGCCCGGGCGGCCCATTCAAGAACGATCACGCCGTGACGCATGGGTTCTTTAGAAAGTTCCTCCCTGAACGCACTCTGGAAATCATGGAGCAGATCGCCGAGCGTTCACCGATCGACATGCTTTGGGATCAGATCATGATCCAGTATACGGCCATCATTTCAGCCCAGCAGATTATGTTCGTTGAATCCAAAAATGAAATGATCAAAGAACTCAAGAAAAGCAAATACGAGATAGTAGATACCAGCACGGAGGATAGGAACTCGTTTGAACAGGTCGTCACCGAGGAAGAATACGAGTTTCAATTCTCTTGGGACCGTCACGCTACGTTCCTCACGGCTCAGACCCGGGCAATGGCCGAGTTGCGCAGCTCCATCAAGCAATTCATTGAACTGGCTAACGAGGATGACGAGCGTCGCCTGAAGCTGGAGCAGATGCAGCTTAACATCGAGAAGACGAAGGTCGAAGTCGAGAAGGCATCCGCCGAGGCAGATAAGTTGAAAAAAGACTCTGCCGGCAAAGAGCCGCTTCATATCGTTGTCGACTACGGAGATGACAGCGAAGAGGATGATGCATCATGAGTGCGGCAGCAGCTGTAAAGGTCCAGTTCAACAGCCATTTCCGAGAGGTTAACCGCACGCGGCGCCGTTATCGTGCGCTCCGCGGTAGCGCGGGCTCCGGCAAGTCGGTCAACATTGCCCAGGACTACATCCTGAAGCTCGGTGATCCAAAATATGCCGGCGCGAACCTTCTTTGCGTTCGTAAGGTTAACGAGACGAACCGGAATAGTACCTTTGCGGAGCTCACCGGCGCGATCAATCGCATTTACGGGGAACGGGCAGAAGAATATTGGGAAATTACTCGGTCGCCTTTCAACATCAAAAGCAAAGTCACGGGCAATGAAATCATCTTCCGCGGCATGAACGATGTGCGAGACCGTGAAAAGGTAAAGTCAATCACCTTCAATCATGGCAAGTTGGTTTGGATCTGGGTTGAGGAAGCAACGGAGCTGCAGGAATCGGACATCGATATCCTCGATGACCGGCTGCGCGGCGTGCTGTTGAATCCGAATCTCTATTATCAGATCACATTCACCTTTAACCCGGTATCTGCCCAGCACTGGATCAAGCGGAAGTACTTTGACAGGGAAAGCCCGGACGTTCTGACACACCATTCCACCTACCGAACCAACCGGTTCATTGACCCGGCTTATTTCCGCCGGATGGAGCGCCGGAAAATCGAGGACCCAGAAGGGTATGCGATCTATGGTGAAGGTGAATGGGGCGAGCTGGGCGGCCTGATATTCAAGAACTTCGTCATTCATGACTTTGATACGTCCTTCGAGATGTTTGATTCCATGCATCACGGACAAGATTTCGGCTTTAACCATGCGAATGCGATCCTCACCGTCGGCGTCAAAGATGGTGAGTTTTTTATTTGCGACGAGATTTACGTTCATGAGCTGCCGACGGATCAGATCATTGAGATTGCCGACCGCAAGGGATTAAGCAAGTATCTTTCCATGTATTGCGACTCCGCGGAGCCCGATCGCATCCAGATGTGGCAGAACGCTGGGTACAACGCGACGGCAGTAGTCAAAGAGCCAGGCAGCGTGCAGGCGCAGATCGATTACCTGAAGCAACGGAAGATACACATTCATCCGGATTGCGTCAATACGATAAAGGAAATCCAGCAGTGGTCGTGGCGGAAAGACAAGAAGACGGGGCTTTACCTGGACGAGCCAGTAAACTTCATGGATGATGCTATGGCTGCGCTGCGGTATGCGGCAGAGCCTTTGCGGCGTCCAGAGATGCAATACACGAATCAGCGGCCTGCGGGCTGGTAAGAAAGGAGAGGTGATCATGATCCAGAAACAAACAACCTTCGCCGTGTACGATTACGAGGGAAATCCTATTGTCACAATCGATAGCTATTCTGACGCGATGACGATATTCTCTTCAAATAATGAAGCAGCTTACTTCGTAGCCAGTGAAACTGTAAATATAAACGGCAAGCAAGTGTACGCTGCAGATCGCTTTGTCAGAACCCGGAACGACTTCGAGGAAGAGATTGAATGCGGGACGATTATTCTCATGAGTGATGCTGGGGAAAAATTCTCGGTTGCTCCCGATGGAACGCTAACGGCTGGATAGTTAGCGGCATTTTATTTGCTTTGAAAGAAGGTGATGAACCTGACGATCGTTTATACGAAAAAGAGCTTTCCACCTCCTCCTTTTGACCAAGAGGTTGAAGCGATGCAGTATTACCGGCTGCTGTATGACGGAGATCACGCCGAGATCTTCCCGCGGGCCAGACAGGTTACACAGGAGAAACGAGTGGTTCACAGGAGAGTCGGAATTCGATCTTGGCGACGCGCTGAGAAGGTGGTTAGCCCCGACAATCAGTACATCGTGGTCAACTTCAGCAGCCTGGTCGCTGAGGTCCCTGCGGATCTCCTTAACCGTTCGCTTGGCAATATTTCAGCCGACTCGGAGACGGGCCCGGAACTTGAGTTTGTTGCCAGCTTGGTAGAAGCCAGCAAGCCGAATGAGAAGATTTGGGCGGCGGTAACACAACATCAGGTAGATGGGCGGATCGCATACCGAGCGCGCCGTGATTCCACTGGGGCGGTTTGGTTCGAGTGGGTGCTTGGTGATCTGTACTTCCCGCACACCGACGGCCGCGGCGCCGACATCGCCTGGATCGAGGAATGGGGCGAGGAAACGAGGAAACAGCGGTTCCTCCGGGTAGAGCGGCAGCGACTCGACGCTAACGGTCTGACCGTCAAGCAGATCGTGTACGGAATGGAAGCCGATACCGTGATGGATGAAATCGACATCAAGGATTACGCCGCGGCTCACGAGCTGGACATTCCGGAAGATGCCGAGTTCCAAGGCGTAAAGGAGTTGCTCTGTGGTGCCGTTACCAACGACGAGACGCTGGTTTATCCCCGGGGGCGATCGGCGCTGCGGAATATCGACGGGCTGCAGGAGGAAATCAACTGGACGATCACGCGAGATTCAATCGTGTTCGAGAAGCATGGAAAGCCGAAGCTTGCGATCCCACGGGCCCTTTGGGACACTGTGGCCAACCAGAACCAGCGGGATTATGGTGGACGCTTCGTCCGAAACGCTGATTTGGAGGTTGTTTCATTCGACGATAAAACGGGCGCAGTTCCGCAATACATCACCTGGGATGCTAAGGTACAGCAGAGCTTTGAGCACGTCGCCCGGCTTATCAAGTACATGCTGGCCATAAGCAAAACATCTCCGCAGGCGGCTGGTCTCGAGGAAGGAAAGGGAGACTCCGGCGTTGCACTGCTTTATCTCTGGATTCAATCGGTTATCAAGGCCGAGGCGATCAAGGATAAGTTCGATGCGGCCCTGAAGGACGCGATCCGGAAGTGCATGCTCTTGGAAAACGCACTCGGAACCGGCGGCCTCAAGGTGTCTAATCCGGTTATTGAATGGCGCGACATGCTACCGAAGGCAGACAGCGAGAAGGATACCGAGGAAATCGAGAAGTATTCTGGCGGCGTTCAATCGCTTGAGACCACGGTGCGACGCATTCATCCTGACTGGTCGGAAGAAGCGATTGAAGAAGAGGTTCAGAAGATTCTGGACGAGCAGGCGGCTAGCACGATGAACCCGACTTTCGCGCAGCCGCCGCGGGTAAATTTGGGTGGTAGCTAATGGCGGACGCTGAAAAGCTGATTGCTCTGTACACAAGAGCCGGAGAGAAACTGTTAGAGCTGATACGATTGCTCGAATCCGGGAGTAATTCGCGGCGCCGGAAAGAGAAACTACTGCAGCAAATCGACGAGATCCTCGCCGGCCTAACCGATGGTGCCGCGCAAAGTATGGCCGAGCTGCTGGTAGAGGCCTACAAGGAGGGCGTCGGGGAGGCGGCGGACAGCATGCGGGCCCAGGGCGTGCCAGACGAGCAAATCAATACCGTACTGGAGCCTCTTATCCACCAGCAGGCCGTACAGGCGATCATGGATGATTCCTTCTTACGGATCCTTGAGGCGACGGATAACATGTCCCAGGACGCAAAGCGTCGAGTGGAGGATGCCGTTCGCGAGGCGACGGAACGGATGCTCACCGAAGGTGTCAACCGGCGACAGGCGACGAAAGAAGCGGTTGCGCGGCTAACGCAACAGGAGATCACGGGGATCGTGGCCAAGAACGGTGCCCGGATCCCGGCTGACAAGTATATGAACGGCGTGGTGCAGTACAATCTTCGAAAGGCACATGTCACCGGGGCTGAAAACATGATCGTGCAGAACGGTCTCGACCTGGTTTACGTGAATTACGTGGGTATCACCTGCGAATATTGTGCTAAGTACCAGGGCCGTGTGTATTCGATCAGCGGTACGCACCCGCGCTTCCCGAGGTTGGATGTTCGGCCACCGTATCACTCGCACTGCGTTCATTCCCTGTCGGCATGGATCGAGGAGTACCAGCCGGCAGACGAGGTGGAGCGTATGGTTGCCGCTTCTAATCGTCCGTTTACCGACAACCGGACGGAGGCAAACATCCAAAGGTACAACGAGATCCAGCGAGACAAGGCCCGGAAGAACGAGACGCGGAAGCAATGGATTAGGTATAAGACATTAATTTCTGATTTGCCTGATTTGAGACGGTTTTCATTTCACAAGGCTCGAAATACTTCGAACTATCAAGATTGGAAAAAACAGTTCCGACTAAGAAGTAGATGATAGCGAAATAACGACCGCCAAAGTAGGCGGTCGAAAAAAACTAACATGGATTTACAAATGCTAAACGAGATATGTGTATTGGTTGAGGTTGAGTAGGAGTTGGGCCGCCAACCGTCCCTAAGTAAGCATGAACATGTGTAGTAGTGGGGACCCCTGAAAAACCAACGATATTTATTGCTACTGCCTGATTGCCAATTCCAGGGAAAATTATTACCGCAAGAGTCCATTTAAATAAACACATGCTGAGGTCAGGAAGTTGTCTGATTTGAAAATTCAAGTTGTTCGAAAATGGATGGGGCGGATCTACTTCTATTGGAACACGAGGATTTCGACCTGATTGTTGTTCCTGGATGAGAGCGTCCCTTAGCTGAGGGTTATCATTATAATACTTAGCCCATTTTAATACTTGTTGTAACGAAACGTTTTGTTGTCTACTAACTGGTGTGCTTAGATCTTCGATTTCAGTAATCATTTAAGCCCCTTCTTTCGGAATTATTTGTTATAGTTATATGCCCAATGGAAATCACTGGTTACCAAACTCACCTAAATTGTCGCTCACACGAGCGGCATTTTCTTTTGTCCAAACCGTGGCATGACGCAAAACTGCACTCGAGGATGTCCACCCGGACGTAAAATAGGAGGAAAAAAGATGTACGAATATATCGCAAGACGGTTTCCCTTGAAGTTGAATCTGCAACTGTTTGCTGAAGATCCAAACCCTAATCCGGATCCTAATCCTAACCAAGATCCTGATCCGAATAAAGGGAAGACCTTCACACAGGCAGAACTAGACGCAGCTGTACAATCGCGCCTATCTCGGGCTGAAAAAGATGCTAAGAAGGCGCTGGCCAAGGAATTGGGATTTGACTCGGTCGAAGCCATGCAGGCCGCCATGAAAAAGGACAAGGGAAGCGACAAAAAGGATTCACTTGATCCTGCAGAAGTCGAGAAGTTGCTCGACGAGCGAATCAAGGAGCGTGAGAAGGAACAGAACCAGAAGACCTTCAATCGCCTGCTTAATGCCGAGGTGAAGGTTTTGGCGAATGAACTCGGGTTTGCCGATTGGGAGGATGCCCGCGCGCTGGCCGACCTGACCGCTGTCAAAGAGAACGATAAGGGAGAGTTGGAGGGTGTGAAGGAAGCCCTCGAAGCGTTGGCCAAGAAGAAGCCGCATCTGCTCAAAGGAAAGCAAAGCGGCGGTTCTTTTGGGGCGGATGTACGGGGCGGTGGCTCCCCTGACGACAAGAAGAAAGCGCTGGAACGCATGGCCGATTTGGCCAAAAAGGAAGGTACTCACGCCGTGTCTGCCAATGACCCGTGGGGCCGCAAATAAGGAGGAAATGAATCATGCGTTTGCAACCGAAACCGCTATTTGAAGTCCAGGACGACTATGAAATCCTGGCATCGCTCGAAGTTGTCCGCGAGGTAACGAATGGGATCACGATTGATTCCACGGCGATCACCGCCGATGTCAACGGGGACAAGATCATCAAGAAGGGAATGCCGATGGCGAAGGTGACTGCGACCGGCAAGTACGTGCCATATAAGTCCGATGGCACCGACGGCAGCCAGAACCCGACGGTGATCATTAAGCGTACCGTCAACGTGAAAGATGGCGACGCCGTGGTGGGCGGATACGAGGTCGCCAAGGTCATTACTGCACGTCTCCCGATTGCCGTTGATGCAACGCTCAAGGGGAAGATGCCGGGAATCACTTTTGCCTAATCGACAATAATTCATTTCGAAAGGACTGATACGATATCATGACTACGCAAAAATTTCGCTATAAGTTGAATCTCCAAACGTTTGCGGATCCAGATGAAATCAGCATGCTGGAGGATGCACTTTCCGGAGAAGAGCTGCTGACGTACGCGTCGAACCTCACCGTCCCGAACGACTACTGGCAGAACCTGCTGTTCCCAGCACGCCAGACGGACGAGCTCACGGTTGACGTGATCAAATCCTCCTCTCGCTTGCCGGTTATGGCGCAAATTGCAGAGCTTGGTACCGAAACACGGTACGGCTCCCGTGAAGGGGTGAAGGGTGACCGGGTGGAAATCCCGAAAATCCAGCGCGGCCGTTGGATGGATGAGAAACTGATCCGCCTGCTGCTGATCGCTGGCCGTAGCCAAGGCCTCCGGCAGCAAGAGATCCAATCGATCATCCGGGATCAACTTGACGATGCCAAATATGCTGTCGATTCCATCAACGCTCGGCGTGAGTGGATCGCTATGCAGGCCGTATCGACCGGAGCTGTATCCTACGCCGAGGGAGATGTCAGACTCTCCGTCGACTACGGCTACACGTCCGAGCAAAAGCCGGTGCTGTCCGGTACGGACAAGTGGTCGGATACGGAAAACTCGACACCTCTTGCTGATATGCAGACCTGGTACGAAATCCAATCTGACCGCGGTGTCAAACTGACGCGGGCGTTCACGACGCAAAAAATCATTGCACTCTTGCTGCAGAACAAGTCCGTCAGAATTGCTTACCACGGCGATCCGTCCGGTAGCGCAAATCCTCCTCAGCTTACAAAGACGCAGTTGGACGCTGTGACCGATTCGCTGGAGCTTCCTCGCATCGTGGCCTACGATACGCAGGCGCGCGTCGAAAACGATACTCTCTCCAGCGGAAAGCTGGCGTTCACAAACGTCCGCATGGCGCCAGTTGATCGCTTTGTGATGCTTCCGTCCGACCCGCTGGGCAACTACCTCTGGGCTACGACGACGGAGGAACTGATGGGCGGTTACGACAGCGTTGGTTCCGGGGATAATGGGATTTTCGTCTTCCGTGACGTTGCAAGTCGGCATCCGCTGCGCGTGCGTACGGTGGGCGTTAACCTGGCGTTCCCAGTATTCCCGTACGCTGACAGTGTCATTTCGGCAACGGTTATCTAACAGAGGCGCCCTTCGGGGCGCTTATCATTATTGAAAGGGTGGTAAGCGTGGACATTAAGGTAACTGGTACCGTGAAATACGGTGGTAAATGGTACGGCCCGAATGAAGTCATCAATGATGTTGAAGAGGCAGAGGGCGAGCGTATCGTCAAAATCAGCGCCGGCATCAAAGTCGAAAAGACACATGAGCAGATCTCAGCAGAAGAAGCGGCAGCGGCTAAAGCAAAGGCTGAAGCGGAGGAAGCTGAGCGTAAAGCAGTCGAGGAAAAAGCCAGGAAGGACGCTGAGAAGCAACTGAAAGCCCTCCGGAAAAAGGCCGCCGAACTCGGAATCGATGGGGCTGATGAGAAGGACGCTGAAACGCTGACCGCGGAGATCGCAGCCAAAGAGCAAAAGTAGGTGATCGCTGATGGATCGTCAAGAAGTGGCTGATTGGATCGCCGCAAACATGTTGGACACCGATGCCTGGGACCGGGCGAGTGAGCAGAAGCAGGCCGTGGCCGTCGTTCAGGCAGAACGGAATCTCGCTCGCTGGTACCCGGAAATCAGCCCTATGGCCGTTTCGATCGTTGCTTTTCAGGCGGTCTGGGAGCTACAGGGCATCGACCCAGCGCTCAAGTACCTGAAGCATAACGTCAAAACGATCACGGACAACGGTGAATCTGTCTCCTATAAGGACGGCGAGCGGCCTGCGGTTGCTCCTGACGTGCGGGAGTTGCTCGGGCCTACGGCTGATGAGATCGCGGCAGAAGAGGCGGAGCAGACCGCACAGCAGCAGTTTGGCGGGTGTCTTATATGAGCATCTTCGGTTATCCGGCAAAAGTGGTCCATTGGCATTCTGAGGTGGACGACTGGGGACGCCCACTGCCGCCTTCGCCTACCGAAAAATCGACCAAGGTTATCGAGGAGCAGCGTCTCATCCGCAATGGCCGCGGTGAGGAAGTCCAGATCGCTTATACGATCTATCTCCCAGGTCTCAATGCTGTAGGCTTCGATGATTACATCGTTTACGTCAATAAGCTTGGCGTGACGATCCGCTGCGAAATCGCTCATATCGAGGTTCGGAAGTATCTTGGCACCGACGATGTGAAGGAGGTCGTCGTCTATGGGCGGCCGCAAAATATTTAGCTTCAGCCTAGAAGGTATTGAGGCGATGGTCAATCGCTTGGACAGGCTGGAGAAGGACTTGGATCGCCGGCTGGATGAAACCCTCACTAGGTTGGCCTTGAAGGTTATTGCTGATGCGAAACGGCTCGCTCCGATCGACACCGGCGACCTGGAGGCCGCGTTGGTCGTTGGTGAGGTGAAACGGTCCATTGCTGGTATGTACATTGACCTCGGGGCAAGCCCGGAGGTTGACGATTATGCTGTCGTGCAGCATGAGGGCTTCCGCAAGACAAAGAACGGCCGGTTGGTGGAGCTTACCCCGGGTGAAAAGACAATCAGCAAGGGAGCTTACAACGGCTACATGCCGGGGAAAAAGTTCCTGGAGAACGCCTTGAAGATGAACGAGCAGCATATCCTCGAGGAGCTTTCGAAGGTATTGGAGGGATAACGTTATGCTTGCAAATGATCTGATCACCTATCTTACTGGCGCGGGCTTCACCGTTTATCCGGATCCCAACTTTCTCCCGGCAGAAATCCCGGAGAATAAACTCCCTTGCCTCTTCGTCTTCGGTACCGGCGGGTATGCTCCCCACGAGTATGTACCAACGGAACGGCCGACATTCCAGGTGATCATCAAAGGAAAGTCTTACAAGACGCTGCCGGCTAACATGGCCGCGACCGAAGCGCTAGGGAAAAAGCTTATTAAACATCTGCACCGCCGAGTGAACTATCAAGCCGGATCTGCTTGGGTAATCTCCAGCACCGCCGCACAACCATCGCCGATTTCACTCGGTCTCGATGATGCAGATAGACCAACGTTTTCGACAAATTTTATGTTTTATACGAAGGAGGAATAATCAATGGACGATATCGCGATTTATGCTGGCCCGGGGATCTTCGTTTGGGGTATTGATGAGAACGGTCAGGAAGAAGCTGACGCTATCACAATCGACCAAACACAAGGTGGTATCACTTTTACTACCACGACAACCTATTACGAGCCAACAACGGATCAAACGGGCACTGCAGCGGTCGATTCTTTCACTACAGGTACGACCGGAGCGATCAACTTCGAAACGCCGGATATGGACTTTGAGAAAGTGCTGAAATATAACCCGAACGCCTTGAAGGTTCAGAATGCAACCGATCCGACTAAAGTTAAATATCAAGTAACAGGATTGGCCGGCAAAAGATTGCCCCGTAAGCGAGCAGTTATTATGCCGCAAGGCGTCTCTGATCCCAGTCAGTACATCTATATCGAGTCGGTTGGCATTAAATTTGATTTGAACGCGTTTTACGGCCTCGATAACAATCGCCGTTTCCCTATTTCAGCTGCGGCTTATCCGTCTCTGAAAGCAACTCCGAAAGGTTTACTCTATACCTGGGGCGACATCGCCGTTACGGTCTAATTATACGAATCAAAGCAAAGGGGGAGGCAGGCGCCTTCTCCTTTTTTCTATTTCCTTGAGAGGAATGATCGAAGATGTTTAACTTCGCTAAGAAGGATGTTGTAACGCTCGGAAATAAACGAGTTCAGATCCCGAAACTGACCAGAAACCGCTTGAAAAAGCTGACCGATCACATCGGATCGATCGGCGATTACCTTGTGAAGCTTTTCCTGACTCCCGAAAAAGATCGCGCGGTGTTCATCGTGGCCGCCGCTGACGTTTCCATAGATGAGATTTATGAATTGACTTCGTTGCTTAGCGACCTGCCGATCGAGTACTTGGACGAACACGCTGGCTTTGCTGAATGCACAGAGTTCCTCCGGCTCACCTGGGAGAGAAACGACATGAACGAAGCCCTAAAAAACTTAGGCGGCCTGATTCCCCCGGTGGCGCAGCAGTTCGTGCAGTCGATAGTCAAGCGGATGAATCGGGCCGGCGAGCAATAACCCATGATGATTTCGTGCTCCGTTGCTGTGTTGTTCTAGGTAAGACACAGTACGAGATCGAGAACGGGTACTATTTCATCGATCTGCCAGAACTGCTCATGCTGAAGGATCAAGCACGGGCCTCCGAGATGTTGGAGCAGATCGACATCGTGGCTTTCCCGCACAACTCAGACAAGGAAGCCCGGAAAGCGATCGTAAATCGGTATATAGCTGTGCTTCCGAAGACTCCGGCACCGCAGCCAAAGTCAGCCCAAGAGCAGTACGAGGCGTTGAAATTACGGATGAAGGGACGGTGAGGAGATGGCAACGGAAATTGGTGAGCTGAGGGCCCGAATGACAGCGGAAGCCTCGCAATTCAAAGTTGAATTAAAAACTACCAAGAAAGATATCGCCGACCTTGGAAAAGGAGCGAGCGACTCTGCTTTAAGCTTCACCAAGCTTAATACTGCTTTGTCGAACGTAGGGGCATCTGGGAAACAAGTTGCCAAGATAAACGAAGCGCTGCGTCAAGCTAATCCGGAGTTACTGCGCAAAGGGATTGCTGAAGTTACAAAGGAGCTCAAGAATTTAGGCGCAACAGAAGCAGAGATAGCGAAGATAACCCGTGAACTGGAAGATAGTGCGAAGGGTGCAAGCGGACTCAACAAAGAAGTGAAGACGCTTGGAGCAGCTTACGCTGGCTTAGCAGTGGCAATGACCGCTGTAATTGCAAAGGCTATCGAAACTTCGCGCACATTTGAACAGTCAATGGCAAACGTCAAGGCGATCTCACAGGCCACCGGATCCGAATTTGAGTCGCTTCGCGATCAGGCAATTGCACTTGGGTCGAGCACAGTCTTTAGCGCGAGCCAGGCAGCTGATGCGCAGGCCTTGTTGGCGCAAGCTGGTTTTCGTACCAACGACATTCTTTCTGCCATGCCGGGGCTTCTCGACCTCGCTGCGGCCGGACAAACGGATCTCGCTACAACAGCTGATATCGCAGCCTCAGCGCTGAACGGGTTCGGGCTAGCGGCGGAGGAGTCCGGAAGGGTTGCGGACGTGCTTGCAAAATCATCTATTGATACCAATGCTGATATAACGGATCTTGGGATGGCCATGAAATACATCGCTCCGGTGGCCGCGAGCATGGGCGTCAGCATTGAGGAAGCGACAGCAGCCGTTGGCGAACTTTCTAATGCAGGCATAAAAGGGGAAATGGCGGGGACACAACTTCGAGCGATCCTACTAGCGCTCGCTTCTCCTACGCAAGAAGCAGCCTCTTATATGCAACAGCTCGGCGTGAGCATTCAGGATGCTTCAGGGCACATACTTCCGCTCGGGAGTATCGTAGGCCAATTACAGGGCGCCTTTGCTCGTCTGACAGAGGCTCAGCAAGCCGACGTGGCAGCCACGCTTGTCGGTCGCGAAGCCGCATCTGGCTTTATCACCCTGATCAAAAACGGTAAAACCACCCTCGACAACTACACCTCTTCTCTCCAGAACGCTGGTGGTACTGCTCAACAAGTGGCTGAAGTGCAAATGGATACGCTCAACGGGGCGATCAACGAATTACAGTCTGCCCTCGAAGGGGCGGGCATTACTGTGGGAGATATGTTCGCTCCGGCCATCCGGGACGTAGCCGAGACTATAACGCGCGCATTGATTGGGTTCAATGACCTGAACCCTGCATTACAAGCGGCTATAGTCGCCTTGCCTGCAGCTACTGTCGGCGCGCTTGGTTTGGCAGCCGCGATTGGCGCGGTGGCAATCGCGCTTAAAGGGTTGCAGATCAGTTTCCCAATTATCGGTGCGGTATCCCTTGCTATCGGAGCTCTTGTCGCTGGTATTTCCGCTATCGCATCGTGGTCGAATCAGGCAGCTGAGAGCGTAAGAAAACACGATGAGGCTCAAAAATCGCTCAATGAGACCCTTAACCAGTCTCCGCTTAATCGCTCGGTTGCAGAACTGGAAGAACTCCAGAAGAAGACTGAGGAACTGAATGGAGTACTACACGAGCGCGCGCTCCTGCAAGAACGCTTAAACGAGATGGAAGCTCTTGCTGAAAAAGGACAGGGTACTCCGGAAATGTTGTCTGAGGCCATGGACATCAACGATGAACTTGAAAAAATGGACAAGAAGCTTCGCGAGATGGGTTACGACGGTGTTGAAGATGCTACAGCAAAGCTGGCGGAGATGAAAAAGGCTGCCGAAAACTCAACGACTGCCTTATTCGAGATGCGGAAAGAAGAAATAAACGATCTGGCCACAAAGAAACAAACCCTAGATTCTGTTGATAAGCTGGTTGCAAAATATCATGAACTGAACTCCAAACAGGAACTCGACACCGCGCAGAAACAGGAATTGATAGCAACCGTCAATGCTTTAAAACGAGAGTATCCGGATTTAAACGCCATCATGGATGAGGAAGGGCGTATCCGCGGGCAAAACATCGATCTTATCGAAACGCAAATTCAAAAGGACCGCGATTTCATAAATCAGTCCGTGCAGTCGCAAAAAACGTATATCCAGAACCTGATTACGACAACGGAGCAGCAGCGCAAATCGGTTGAGGCGCAAATTAAGAACTATGAGAAATTGCTTGGCGCAATGAATGCACTCAATGGAGCTCGGAACATCAGTGAGGGAAAAGGCCCGGTAAAATCAGGCGTGAGCGATGCTTTGAAGAAAGCGAACCCATCAGTTTCTAATTTCCTAACGGATACGGAGAGTAAACAGAGCAAGCTGAACGATCTGTATGCGGAACAAAATGCCTTCGCTGAGCAAGAGCGGGAAATGCAACGGGCGCTAAATAGCTTAACCAGTGGAGATTTCTCGGATAGCAGTATAAAAAATGGAATCAACTTAACTAAACCCGGTAAAGAGAAAAAGGAGCAAGCCGGTAAGACCGCCGCAGAGCTCCGAAAAGACGCCTACGACGCCGCTATCGCCACGGTGCAATATCAGTCCGAAATGTACGACTGGACAGCAGACCAGCAGATCAAGGCCTATGAAAAGGTGCGTAAGCAGCACCAGAAGCACCTCAAGGAGTCGATCGAGGACGAGCGCCAGATGAACCTGCAACTAAAACGCCTGCAGGAGGACAGCGTTAAGTCCAGATACGACTTTTCGGCTGAATGGATCGACCGCGAGGAGCGCCGGATGGAGGAGTCCGGAAAATCCGAAAGTGAAATCGCTCAGATGAAGATCGACGCTTGGACCAGGGTGCGGGATCGTTACGCCAAGGACAGCGAGAATTACAAGCAGGCCGACGAGGAGCTTTACCGGGCTAAAAAGGAGTTAATCAAGCTGCAGGAGGATGCCGAGAAGGAGGCTGCCAAGGCCCGGGAAGAACGCGTGAAGGAATACCAAAAGCAGAATGATGATCTCGTTAAGTCCGAGTTGAAGGCGATCGAGAAAGCGAAGCAGGCGGATCTGGACGCGATCGATAAGAGGCGGCAAGAATACCTGGATGCTCAAAACGAGAAGATTGCCGCCATCGATGAGCTGCTGAAGAAGGAAGAAGAGCTCAACGCCGACGCTGATTATGAAACACAATTGGCCGAAAAGAAGGCTCGTCAAGCTCTGCTAAGCACTGCAGTTTCCCCGGAAGGACGTAAGGAGCTGGCCGACATTACGGCTGAAATCGAGCGGATGCAGCTCGAGCATAGCCGGGAGCTCCGGAAGCGCGACCTGGAAGATCAGAAGGACAAGCTGGAGGACGAGAAGGACGAGAAGGAGAAAGCCTACGACGAGGAGAAACGGCTCACCGAGGCCAGATATGACGCCCTAACCGAAGCTCTGGAAGAACACCAGGACGACATCGAGTTTATCGAGTCGGCCATTAAAGATTTCCGGATTAGCTCCAATAAGGAGGCCAACGATCAAATCCTCTCCGATTTGGATCAGTTCGTGAGCGAGTACCGGAGCCGCATGGCCGAGATTACATCCCTTTCGTCCGCGGCGTCTGCCGGCGGATCAATTGGCGGCGGTTCTTCTTTCTCTCAGGCTGAGCTCGACCTTGCGGAGTACAACGCCAACAAGGATGATTGGGACGCAGCCAAGGCGCGGGGGGACAAGGAGGAAATGGCCCGGCTGTCCGCCAGGAACGAGGAGATCCGCCGGATATATGGGATTGAGAAGGATACCGGCAAGCTGGACCGACTGCCAAGTTTCGACGTTGGTGGTGTGATCCCGGGTCCCGCAGGCACTCCGGTACCGATCGTTGCTCACGGCGGAGAAATCTATTTGAACCCTGAGCAACAGGCGAATCTTTTCCGAATGCTTGATGCACCAAGGACCCCGCCTGCCGACCGCGCGCCGGCGGCGCCGCAGCAGATTATTCATAACACCTTTGATATGTCTGTTGGAACGGTTGAGGTCAATGATCAGACGGACGCCGAGATCCTTTATACGGAACGCGAGCGGGCGGCGCGCCGGCTTGCAACGACGGGAGGTGGGAAGTAGATGGAAGACTTTGATGTATCAGTAAACGGTGAATGGATCTCCGAGGTCACTGGTGCTATCCTGGTCTGGCGTAACATCCCAGGTCTGCCCGAGGCGATCGAGAACTCTGTGGAGATCGCGGAAAGAGATGGAGCTATTGATTTTGGGAGTACTTACGGAGCCCGGCCAATTGGCTTGGGCTTTTTTATTGTCGGGGATTATGACACGACGGTCGGGCTGCTGATGCGAAAATTCAACACGCGCCGTGGCCAACTCGATCTCGTTTTCTCGGATCGCCCCGGCAAGCATTACTTCGGAGAATACCGCGGGACAATGAGCTGGGATGAATCAACCGGGAACCGGGTAATCGACATCCCGCTCAAAATGTACGATCCGTTTCCTGAGAGCGATGAGCAAATTACTGAGTTGACCATCACCCAATCCCCGCAGGTAATCTCCATCGAGTCGGCCGGCGACGAGCGCGCTAGCCCTGTGATTGTATTGACCAATACTGGAACGACGACACTGACGGGCTTCAAGATTCAAAACGAATATAAAAAATAGGAGATGATCACATGGCCATGCAAATTTCAAACTGGCTCTCAGAACAGCTTCTCAATGCCGCGCTCCGCGGCATCCCTTTTGACGCGCCAGATGAGATTTACCTAGCTCTCTACACAAGCGATCCGACATCGGCTGATACGGGAACAGAAGTTAGCGGTGGCGGGTATGCTCGGCAGCAGATCGTGTTTGCGGCACCTACGGTGGAGGCGGGGAAGCAGACGGCAAAAAATACGACGGACATTGAGTTTCCGATCGCGACGGCGGACTGGGGGCTGGTATCTCACGCTGCTCTTAGGACAGCGGCAACCGGTGGAAACTTACTGTGGTCTACGCAGGTGCCGAATCCACGGACAATTCAGAGCGGAGACCGACCGAAATTCCCAAAAGACTTAACGATTGTTCGCTTCAACCAGTAGAAGGGAGGCGCTGTAATTGGCACAAGAAGTTATGTTTTCGCCGCAGTCAAATAGCCCTGTAACAGAGTTGGCTGCAGAAATTACAAGTTCGGACAACGTCGTCATTGTGGTGGCTGGCAACCTTCTGCCGGCCGCCCCGAACGTTGTCACACTTGGCCTTGATGAGCTGGCAGAGACGATTTATTACGCTACCAAGAATGGGAACGAGCTATCTGGTGTGGTTCGTGGTTACGACGGTACATCAGCAAAAGGGTGGAGTACGGGAACGCGGGTAGCCAGGTATTTGACGGCACAGGACATTTCAGCTCTACAGCATAATATTTCTGACCACGAGACGAGAATCAGTGGTATCACATCGGAAACGATCAATAAAATAACGCCAAAGCTTGTTGATGATTTGCCTGCGCTGTATCCGATCGGTTTGAGTGTGTTCAGCCTCTCGCTCGCAGCTTCGGATCCATGGAAAACGGCAATTGGGTACCCAGGAAGCGGACATTCGACGCTTGTTCAAACGTCTAAGGCCAATGACAGTCAATACAGCATCATTCAGCGCGTTACGTTTTCGAGCGACCTTGGCATTGAAGCAATGTTTGAGCGGAGCTCGACCGCGAACAATAGTTGGAATGGCGCCTGGATCAAAGTCGTTTCTCGCGGCGAATTTGATCAATTTAAGAACGAAGTTGATGCGCATTTGGCGGATTATATTCGGCAACCGGGGTTTGCGACAACAGGCGGTACGAGTACAGCATACACCGTTACTCTCGACCCAGCACCGGCAACACTTCCAGGGGGGTTTGGAATTACTATCGTGCCTCACGTGGCAAACGGAGCAAATCCAACCCTTAAGATCGGCAACTTTACGGCTTTACCGTTGAAAGACCAAAAGGGCAACGCATATGCTGCAGGAAAACTGCTGGCCGGGAAGCCTTATGCATTTAGAAAAGTTGGGTCGGATTTTTTAGCAGATAGCGGTAGCGGGGTGGAGGGAGACGCTACCGCGAACGATTTACGCCTCGGCAAAACGGCTACGGTTGGCTCTGGTGATGTTATTACAGGCACTCTCGATCTAACAAATCTCTTGCCAAGTAATATCAAAAAGGACATAAGTATTGACGGAGTAGTAGGCACCTTGGAGCCGAGCAATCCACAACAAAATGATCAACAGGTCTTAATGCCCGCCAACTCTAGTGTTACTATCACACCTCAAATAGGCAAGATTGTAGTAGCTATTGTGTTTGGTGATAATGTACCAGCGATTAGGTTTTTAACTGGGTACCAACAATCAGGACAGTATATATCAATTATCTCTATGTCAGGTGCATCATTTGTTATTAGAAGTACATTAACATTTTCATCAAATTTTAGAGCGGTGAGTCTAGGTATATAAATTAGGAGGCGAAGATGATTATGTATGATTATGTTAATACCCACTTTAATACGGATCGGCAAGGTGTATCGATCATTTTCTATTCACCGGAAAATGAAACCATCACTATAGCAGTTAGGATTGAAACTTTTATTGAAATGTTCTCCCAACCACTTCAATTGGCAATGGAAAATGGGACAGATCCAATGGAAGAAATTAAAAAGTTTGATCCTGAAAATACATTAGGATACAATAATTTAATTTGAGTGTTAAATCGGACGAAATAACGCATCAAAAATTTTGGAGGAAATTATCTCCAAATGTCGAATTGTAGCTATGTAATTTATCCGTAACTATAAGGAGACATTTGATTATGAACCAATCTGAGTTATCGCATCAGTTATTTTTAGATTTTAAAAAGAACCCTATGTTTGTAAAAGACTTAGCAAAATCATCTGATATGGTTAGAAAAAACCTGAAAGGTATACTAAAAGGCTTCGGCGACAAAAACTCAAAACAGAAAACATATTTATCCTGGATTCTTGAAATGTCAGAAAAAGATTTCTATTTGTTGTCACCGGCACAGGGTCAGTTTTTCCTGATGAACAGAAAATTGAATAGTGCAGTTCTCTTTAGATACTGCACAACAATTACGGAAGAAACTAAGAGGATTTTGAAGGATTGTGATGAATGTATAGAAATTATTGAATTACATTCTACCGAAAGGGGACAAGGGACTAGAATTATGAGTGATTTTATCCACTTGTCTCAAATAACTCAACTTCCACTTGCCCTTTATGCTGAAACAATTGAATTAACGCATTATTACGAAAAGTTCAATTTCGTTAATCATGGAAAACTTGGAAGCAATAAAGAATTTTTAATGCTGAGAACTACAGAGAGTAGTGGGGAGTAGAAACTACTTACAGGATCGCGAGGGGAAAACCGTACTCATTCTGAGTACGGTTTTTTATTTCAAAATCAGAGCACAACCCGAAAGGAGCAGTATCATGTTCGGCGGTCCATTTACCAGGTTGCCATTTAACCGTCCATTTAGCGTCGAAACCGTCTTTTCCGTTGTGTTTGAATCCGATCCGGGGATGGATACTCGAATGAATCTCGACATGGCCATTTCCGCATCATTCGATATGGAAACAGAACTAGCCGCAGATATGACGCGAGAGATCCGTTTCGTTACCCTGTTTGAGGCCGCATCAGATATGGTCGTCCAGATGATTAGAGAACGTCTCTTCGCAGCAGGATTCCATTCTGAGACGGAACTGGCGGCAAAAATGTCCTTATACCACGTTGACTCTATCGAGTTCACAGGAGAATTTAAGCCCGGGGACAAGATCATCATCGATAGCGAAAAATTCAAGATCACTAGAAACGGCGATAACGTCTCTAATCTCTATGTCGGAGATTTCTTCGACCTGAACCTCGGCACGAATAACCTAACCTGGACGGACCCGGCTACAGGGAGGACGGTTCTGATCCGCATTACGCATCGTGACAAGTTCTTATATTAGGGGGCGATATCTTGCCAAACCCAACCATGCAAGTGTTCGATAAGAATTTCAAGCGTCTGGGCACCCTGATCGATGCCTATGGTATCGAACGACGAAGACGGCTGAATTCCGATTATGAGCTGTCTTTTTTTGTGCCCATGTCTTCGGACGACTATCTGGAGAAAATCCAGCAGAAGGGCCACGTTATGGATGAGCGCGGCCAGTATTATGTGATCAACAGCCGCAAGCGAGACCGGTCGAAGAAGAAGCTGACGGCCCTGATTACGGCTACGCACGTCATGTTCAAGCTTAACGATTACAAGGTGCCGTACGATGATTACATTTCCGAGGCCTACGGGGTGCACATCTCCACGTTGCTGGACAAGATCAGTGGGTGGACCGGTGACAAGTTCACGTTCCAGGTACATGACACATTCGACCTTTGGGATATTAAGGACTTTGGCCGGACAACCGCGCTGGCCGCTCTTAATCAAGTGATCAACTTGTTCGGCGCCGAGATCCGACCGGACAACTTCGTGATTCACATCCATAAAAAGATCGGGTCTCAGACTGATCGGTACGAGTACCGGACGAAGAAGAACATCATCTCCGATTCCTTCAAGGACGATGCCACCGGACTTGTAACCAGGATGTACGCTCAGATGAAGGATGGCCGGACTTGGGTCGGGATGTCCGCTGACAATCTGACGGCGGAGGAACGTAGCTTGCTGCAGTCGGTCCCGGGGGCCATCAAAGACGGGAAGGTTATGGTCAACTACCTATTGTCCCCGTACGTAAACTACTGGGGTAGCGACAGCGTCCCCTTCTTCGATGGAGAGAACGTTCAGCAGGACATCGAGGATCCGCTCGAGCTGTTGAAGTCCACCCGGGAAGAGATGCGTAAGAAGGAAATGCCGGAGTTGGAGATCAGCTTGGATGCAGCGGATATGCATAAGATCGACCGCGATGAACGGCCACCGGGCCTTGGGGACACTGCTACCGTATATGACCCGGACATGGAGATGCGCCGGATCGCCGTACGGATCGTGGAGCTGACGGAGTACCCGTATTCGATTGACCAGCACTCAAAGGTGACGCTGGCCAACTTCGCGCTGAAGGATGACATCGATCTGATTGCTGACCTAGAACGATCTCGGAAGGTGATGGAGAATCTTCTTTCCGGCGGCCGGATCCGCGCGGATGTTTTCGAGGCCTTCGCACGGCAGGCGGTGATCGACATCAATAACAGTAAAAGCGAAGTTGTTTATGATACCCGCGGCATCGTGCTGCAGGATGTCGATGATTCGGACGTGCAGATGGTGTTGGCGTCTCGGGGGCTACTTATTTCGGAGGATGGCGGCCAGACGGCTAGAACTGCCATCACGGGCCGGGGTATATCAGCAGAGGTCATAACAGGGCAGCTCGGCTCCTTTGTGAGTATGCTCATCGGCAGCGGGAATGACGTGACCCAGATCAATCCTAATGGCATTGCAGCTGGACATGCTGACTTTAACAGCGCGCCGTTCCGAGTCGATATGAAGGGGAACCTTGTGGCCAACAAGCTGACGGCAAACGCAGCGCAGATCAAAAGCTCGACCTTCACTGACGGGGCGATCGTCGGTAGTAGTATTAACGTGGGGAACGGTAAATTTACGGTGAGTTCGGCCGGAAGCGTATATGCCGAGGGGGGCATTTTCTCTGGAGGTACCATTACAGGGGCGTTGTTCAGGACAGCGGCGAGCGGCGCCCGCTTTGAGGCAAGTTCGACCGGGTGGCGGACGTACGACTCAAACAATCGTGAGCGTATCAGTATCGCTATCAATAATCAATACGGTATGAGTGCCATCAATTTTGCCAATTCGAGTGGCGGAGCAGTCGGCTATATTAACGGCGGCGATTCCCTGTTTCAACTTACTTCTTTGGTTAATATCTTGATTGCAGCACTTAACGGTAGCACTCAGTTCCAGGGGAATGTTGATTTTTCATCCGCGTCTGTTCAAGGGATATCTCTTTCTTCAATCGCAGGACTGTTATCAAGATTGGCAACAATAGATGCAGCTGTTGATTCAAAGGCGGGTATTAATAGCCAAACAGATACTGCGGGTCCTTATAATTGTGGCATTCCGATAGGGACTCAACTTGCAATCGCAGGTGGTGGCTCCGTTGCGTGGGCTGGTGTTCCAGCGCATACACATACCCAACGACAATAATTTTCTCTAGAATAATTATTTGTCGTATACTGGAAATGAATATTATTCTAGGGGGAGTTTACGATGAAGAAGTTCATTTCCGGTTTGATTGTAGGTTTGTTGTTATTTGCGGGAACTACAGTTTTTGCGGACTCTGCCAAAAGCCTGTTAGGAAAGAAAGTTCAAGGAACCTTTGAGGTAGCGTTCAACGGTAATCAAATTGGCGATGCTGCTGTTATTGATGGATCCACATACTTGCCTGTCAGAAGTATTTCTGACGCTGCTGGGATCAATATTGCTGTGGAAGGGAAGAAGATTATCTTGACGACAAGTGGTAGTCAAATTGTTCCTGACGTTACGGATGCAGAAACAGACGCGAAGAATAAGGCGAATGGAGATATATCGGCAAGAATCGGTATATTAAAAAACAATATTAAAACAAATGAAACGAACATCCAAATCGAACGCGATGAAGTCATTGCTCCACTGCAGAAGAAGCTCGCTGAACTAAAAGCCGCAGACGACGGTACAGACGTATCCAAGCAGGGAATTGAAATTGTAGAAGGGAAGATCTCCGACAGTCAAAAATTAATCGCAGAACTCCAAGCCAAAATTGACGCTGCCGATGCAGAGATCAAGCAGCTCGAGGCTCAATTGAATAAGTAATTTTCGTATTCCATAATATTGAGATGAGATTTGTGATTCGATATGCTAATAGAAAAAGGATCCGGCGCCCCTACTCCCTGCACAACACTTGGTTGGGAACCCCCAGAACAAGCTGAACCTAACCCGTTCCCGTGGTGCTAACCTGGGCGGGTTAGGTTCGTTTATTTAGATATGTGAGGAGTGCGAAAAGAAACATCCCGTGAAAATCACTTTATGATGTCATTTAGTAAAGGGATTTTAAAAAAAACGTCGAATATGTAATTAGGATTATTAATACATTTAAGGAGTAATCTCAAAATGTTTGACGAAATTCTACTTAATTATATCCTCCTTGTGGAAGATGTTAGTTACATACCGGTAAATGAGGATGATAAAGATAAAAAATTTGCATTAATAGAGCCACTGACAGCTATTAGATTCAACGGGTTTCCTGCTAATTTTTCTGCCATTCTTCTTTACTCAATTACAGGTCTGAAAAGTAAAAATAAATATTATATTGAAGTAGACATTATTGATCCTGACAATAATAAATTGGCGGAGTTAGAAAACGATTTTGAACCCATAGAAGGAAGTGAGTACTCCGCATCTATTATAGCTAGTAGTATTGATATACAACTCCCCACTGCAGGAATATATAAGTTTATTCTAAAACTTGATGGAAGAGAACTAGGGAAATACATATTATTTACTGATCAGATGGAGTAATAGATATGGAAAACAAAATTATTAGTTACCTCGACAAACAGTCCACGGATAAATTAAAATCAAAATCAGAATATAAAAATAGACGAAGTTACATAGAGAATAAGTCGGCTTTACGTTTGGTTAAGTCTAGTTATCATGACGAAATGTCAGCAGCTCCTCTAGTAAGTGCAGGACGGGAGGAATTTAATATGGACGAAGTGACAAGAGAGTTGATAAGTCGCTTAGATAAAGATATAAGAGATCATAAGCAAGAAATTAGGGATAGAGACGCCGCCCAACGTAGTGATGCACAGGAACGTGAAGCGCGTTATCGCGAGGAGATGCAGGAACAGAATAGAATCTTCAGGCAAGAAGCTAAAGAGCGTGAAGAAAGAATGGAGAAAATGGTTGCTGGACTATCTTCGGAGATAAAAGATATTAGATCGGAAATTAAGGATATAAAATCAGAAGTTTCTCAAAATACCAAACATGTTCAATCCTTGGTCACTGCAAATATTTGGGGCTTGGTTGCCACAATTGTTGCTATTGCTGCATTGGTAGTGACAGTGATCTTAACAAGATAATAATAAAATAAAGTGTTTACCAGAGTCTGCAAACCATGCAGGCTCTTTTATTTTGCCCGGAGAGGAGGTGAATACAGTGGCAGTGGTTACGAAAGTAGACGTGTCGATCGATCTGCAGCACCCGGTACGTGAGGTCTCTGACATCATTACGCTGATCCTCGGCATGTATCCAGGAAGAGAAATCGAAATCTTGCGGGGTATCGATAATGAAGTTGGGTCGGCGTTGGCCAGACTGGAACATGCGGCGGCGCCGGCAGCTGATCCGGAGAAGGAGCAGCCTTCAGAATAGATAGATATTAGGAACGGGGGGGATGAAGCATGGAGAATGATTTGCTACGGTATTTCCTTAGCCAAGGGCCATTCGCGGCGCTATTCGTATGGTTACTCATATACGTGATGCGCGCGAACAAAGAGCGGGAGGGGCGGCTGCAGGACTTACTGGATAAGTTTTCGGACAAGCACGACGTGATCATCGGGGAGCTACGGGACATCAAGGGACGCTTTCCCGGGCATCACAAGGAGGGATGATTGAATTGGACAAAACCAAATACACGATCGAGCGCCGGTACATTACCAAGCGCTCAAACACACGGCCAGGCACCTGCTTAAAAACGGGAACGCCGGCCTTTTTTGTTGCCCACGACTCTGGTAACCCGGGGGCAACGGCGGACAACCATTTTGATTACTTCAACGGCCTAACAGACCGATCGGCTTCGGCCCAGGTTTTCATCGACGATACGAAGATCCTGGAGATCATCCCGACCGGTACCGGCCCGGATCCGGCGGAGAAAGCGTGGCACGTGCTTTACAATGTAACGACTGACAATGACCAATTCGGTTACGACGCCAACGACGCGGCGCTAGGGGTGGAGCTGTGCTACGGCGGCAAGATCACCTTCTCAGAGGCTTACAAACGCTTTGTCTGGTATCTTGCCTACTGTTGCGACCGCTGGGGCAAAAACCCATCGACCCACATCGCCAGCCACAAGCAGCTAGACCCCGCCAGAAAGAGGGATTGTGAACAAGCTTTGGCGGTCGGAGGCAAGACCCTGAAGGAACTGATCAACGACGTGGCCGCTGAACTGGCAGCAACGGTCACTCCGCCGGACTTTGTCCCGCTGCCAGACGGTATCGCTCAGGCGCTCATCGACAACTATGTCTCGCCAGCATGGTTTGCGGCCCAAAAGGTCGGGGACGAGGTTGGCAAGACCCATTTCCACAACCTGGCCAACAACCTCCGGATGGCCGCGGGCATTCCGCTGACTCCCGGGGCGCCCGCCGCGACGCTGACCAAACTGCCGAAGAGCAACGCCCAGGAGATCATTTTCCGCTGGCTCTCCCCAGCATGGTTTAAGGCAAAGGCAGCTGGAGACAAGACGGCGATGCAGCATTACAACAATCTGGCCAACCACCTCCGGCGTGCCGCGGGCATCCCGGAAGAATAAGAGAGGGGAATGTAGGATGAGCAAGAAAAGATGGCGGAACTACGCGCTTTGGATTAGTATTGTATCCCAAGGCCTGCTGCTCGTGCAGCTTATTGGGCACTTGACGGGGGCGTTTGACCTGACCGACGTAATGAAGCAAGATATTTTAACGGCGACTGATCTAGTCCTTGGTATGTTGGCTACGTTAGGGATTATTAGTAATCCGACTAAGCCCGAAAGTAACGGATATAATTTATAGAATGCGGCCATAAGCGAAAAACGACAAAGTCGACACGATATTTTGTCTGGCAAGTAAAATTCAATATCTAATAGGGAGCCAGAAAATGAACAAGAAGAGATGGTTCCCTATTATTTTGGCAATTTTTGAAAGTTTCGTCTAGTTCTTTGGGAGGATAATGAAGCATGGTGTCGAATTAACCAGATGAGTAATATTATGACATCTGGAGGGATGGAGTT